TCACGCGGCGCTCTGGAGCCGAACAGGCCGTGCCGTCAGACGGGTGATGTCGGCCCTGTGGTCCACGACCTGCTCGTCGAGAAGGTGGTTGTACGTACGCCGGATCTCTTCAACGCTGTCGCCAACCCACAGTGCAACGGTCTCCGGTGGCTTCCCGTTCTGTAGCATTTTAGAGATGTACGTGTGCCTCGCGTCATGGAACGTCGGCAGGGTTCCATCTTCGTGCTTGATGCCCAGTTTCCGCAGCGTTGGCTTCCAGGCGTCCTCGTTGAAGGTGTCCCTGCTGAGGAGGTTGCCTTGAGAAGTCCAGAAGAGGGCCTCTGCGGGGCCGCGCTCGCAGGTGTCGATCGTCCTCCCATGCGTCCATAAGACGGTCTCGGTCAACCGTGCCGGGTACTTGGCCGCGTGCTCATCGAGGGCTTCTACGAGGTGATCAGGAACGGGCACCGACTTCGAGTCGATGCCGTTCTTGCGCCGGCTCGTCTTCAAGCGGTCGATGAGCATGGCCTTGTAGCGCGTCTCCTTGGTCCGGAGCACCTGGCGGCGCACGGTCAGGAGTCCGCTCTTCCGGTCGATGACGTCCGTGCACGTACCGAACGCCTCAGCCTGCCTGACTCCACACCCGAAGCCGAGTCGCGGTATGGGCTTGTACCGTTTGGGAAATTCATCATAGATAGCCCAGATCTCGTCATCGCTGAAGATGTACGGCGTTGTCTTCTGGACATATGGACCTTCCACCTCATAGCAGGGGTTTTGGTCGATCTTGCCGTTCTGCAGGGCGTCCTTCGTGATCATCTGGAAGACCTTCCAGTGGCCCTCTGCCGTCGAGTTCTGGATCTCCTTGTTGTTCTCCATCTCCCTCACCCAGGCTTCGACCTGCGCCTTCCGGATGGAGGTGAGGCGATGGTTGCCCCAGCGCGGGTTGAGGTGCACGCGGATGGCAATCTCGTACTTCTCAACGGATCCCTCCTTGGCTCGACGTCGACCAAGCCAGTCGGCCGCCCAACTCTTGAACAAGAGGTTGCGGTCCTCGGAGCGGTCCTCTGGTATGGCCTCATCGGGAAGGATGCCCTGCTCGTAGTACCGCTCGATGGCTGTCTCGGCCACAGCCTTACTCGTGCCCAGATAGAACTCTTGCCGCCTGCCCTCACGGTTCGTCAGGCGTACGTACCAGGAGTGCGTGCAGCCGTTCCGTCTCGGCTGGTAGCGGTCCGGGCAGGTGCAGTCCTTGCGTGGTTGTGCACGCCTGGCCATAGGTCTCGCTCCGTTCTTCGGCTCGTCGCCGAGATTGGTCATCTGCGGTGGAGGGGACTGTATGTATAAGGAGGGGGTGGAGGGCAAGCGGAAAGCCGGGCAGCAGTGGGGCCATGAAAAACCCCCGACTGCCCGGCCTATTAGCTCAATCCTCTATTTCTCGGCGTGTTCCTCACGGGTCCGGAGCCAGGCTTCGAAGTGGCGCTCTCGAACGCGGAGGATGCGGTCGCTGATACGTATTACGGGGATGCCCCAACTCTTGTAGTTGTCGAGCACGGTGCGCTTTGGGACCTCCATTCGTTCGGCGATCGTCTCGAAACTCAGCAACGCATTTGATCCGCCCTGAGGCATAGTCGTCCTTGTTTATTCGTAGGTGCCCCCCGGCGGGCCGATCCGGCCGGATGGCGCCGGTTGCGCTCAGCCCGGCACCGACAAGTACGTGCATCACCGGAATCTGTTACACCTGCGGAAAGTTCGATGTTGTCCGCCGCGCAGCGAAGTTCGCTGCGGGAGGTGAAGGGAGCGTTGGAGGCGGTCGGTTGGCCAGCGGTGGAGACCTCGGATGTGTCGACCCCATCGGTGATCCTGGGCGTGCCGGGTGCCGCGTCCGCTGTGCGAATCATCGGCGGGCAACGGTTCGCGTGTGGGGCCCGCGGCGTGCTGGGTCGCTACCGCTCGGGCTCTGCGGAACGACGGATCGTGCGGCGCGGACCGGGGTGGACGCGCATGACCTGCTGGGCCGTTCCTTTTCCGCGCGTGCGCAGTACGCCGCGGCGTCGGCCCGCGCGCATGACGCTGAGGGCGGTGTCCTTGTCGATCTTGGCTTGCCGAGCGACCGCGTCGATGGAGATCCACTTGTCGAACGGCAGGAGCATGAGGGTGCGGTCGGTGGCAGTCGTGAACGGGGGCGGCATGGCCGCGGTCCTTTCGATTCGGGTCTAGGTCGTCGCCAGGTTGCTCTCCCGGCCTGCGTCGGCACCATATACCACAGCGTGCGTCATGAGGTATCGCTAACCTGTTCGGCGCATTTCGTAAGAGGTCGGTTATGCTGCCTCAGCGTCGCACCGGAAGGTAATCCTCCTCCTGTGGGGGAGCAGTGGAGGGTGAACCCGAGGGCGGCGTTGCAGGGGGTCAGTGCAGCATCGGTTCTTGGGGGGCATCACGCCGTGACCGACATTCTGGAATCCCTGGCCAGACGCGCCGCAGCAGGCGGGGAGGACGGGGCCGACGCCATCGCGGCGTTATACGACGAGCTGAACGACACCGTGTACCACTGGGTGCGGCGTTACGTCCGCGACGGGCACGTCGCGGAGGACCTGAGCCAGGAGGTCTGGCTGAAGGTCTCCCGGAACATCAGCAAGTACCGGCCAGGCACGAACCTGCTGGGGTGGCTACGCACGATCACCAGAAACACCACGCTCGACTACCTACGCTCCGTGCAGCGGCGCCCCTCGGAAGTGCTGTACGCCGATCACCTCGAGCTCGACCGGCCGCGCGTCGACCAGAGCCCGGAAGATTACGCCGAAAGGCGTGCACTGGCCCAAGCCGTAGCATCCCACCTGCATAAGCTGCGGCCCCAGCAGCAGCAGGTCCTGATCCTGCGCTTCTTCGACGGACTAAGTTCGGGGCGTATCGCACAGATCATGGGGAAGACGGAGGGCGCCGTCCGGACTTTGACGGTACGGTCGCTGCGCAAGCTCGCCGAGGTCATGCCGGCTGGGGAGTCGTCTTCCCATCTGGTTGAGGAGCTTCTGACGGCGGCAGCGGGCAGAAACAGAGTTGTCGGTAAACGGGTTGAGACACGAGAGGCGATGGCGCATGTCGCGACGCGCTGAGCAGAGCGAGCGCCTGGAGCGGGCGCTTGATGGCGGGCCCATCCCTCACGACGAGGAGACTCGCCAGATGCTGGCAGCCGCGGGTGCGCTGAGCCCCGGCTACCGACGTAATCCTGCGACGGTGCGCGCCACCAGGGATGCGATGCTCCGCGAGTATGCGCGCGCCCAGACTCCCCAGGAGGCCCGCGAAGACGCCGGCACCGGCGACGGCCTGGAAGAGCCGGAGATCCACCGTGCGGAGATCGAGCTGCCCGACGGCGGCCACCTCGTCCTCACAGACATCGAGGACATCACGCCCGAGCGCGCCGAGCGGACGGCTGCCCGCATCGCGCGCATCCTTCAGAGCAAGGAAAGAGATCGGCAGAGTTGAGCAGCGTGATACCCCTCGTGCGAGGAGAGCGGTCGTGACCTCGTCCGTACCGCCGGTGCAGATTCACGTCCTCAATCCGGACGATGAAGATGACGTACAGCTCACGGACGTGGGCGTGGTCACCATGAACGGTGAGCGGCATCTGTTTCTGACCCCCCAGAGCTTCGACTCCGCAGTGCGCCAGGTCAGCTCTGCCATGCCGGACCTGCCGCTGGAGCAGGTCGAGCGGATGGTGCGCGAGTGCGGTCAGTTCGAAGACTTCGACGAGCTGCTGGTCCCGTTCGAGCCCGCTCCACCTGTGGACATCCCGCTGCCCTCGGCCGGGCCGTCTGATCCGGCGCGCCCCCGCGGCCGCGCCAAGAGGTGGGCCATCGCTGCGGCGCTGCTGCCAGCGCTCGCCGGGTCCTGGGCACTGGGACACTTCACCAGCAGCGGCACAGTCGGTACGGCGGCCAGCGGCCCGGACAAAAGCTCGAGTTCCACCGGGACGAAGACGGCGGAGCCGTTTGACGATCCCAAGTTCATGGACTTTTCGGCAGCTGGGAAGATCGACTGCAACCCGATCGACAACTTAGAGGCGGAGTGCACCGACGCCGACGGGATGGTGATGTCCACCAAGGCCGCCACCGGCCCGGACAGCACCATCTTTACCTTCTCGTACGGCTCGGAGCGGCTTGGGCTGCGGATCTTCACAGACACCGAATACGCGGGCACGTGGACGAAGCAAGACGGATCCCAGGAGCTGTACCCCAACTTGGTCCGTGTGGGCCGGTACGTGCTCTGGGGCACGGACGGGGAGCGGCTGAAGGAGTACCTGAAGCTGCTGCGCTCCGGGCCGAAGAAAGTGCCCTCCGTTGCGCCCCCCATGGACATCGCCGAGCCACTGCCACCCCGGCTGGCCGCACTCACCCTGGGCACCCTGGGCCTGGGCGAACAGGATGTGCACACGATCCTGTCCGCACCGCAGGACGCCCCGATCGATACCCCCCTGCTGATGGCCGCCCAAGCAGTGCTCGGCGTGACTCATCACTCTCCCTCTGGCATGAGTGCGGGGGAGGACGACATCGTGGCGCTCGCTGCGGGGATCGAACCGTCTGGGGTGGTAACGGCGCCAGACCCGAGTACGAACACGCCTGTGGTGCCGGTCGTCGACCCCGCGGGCTCGGGGTCGACTCCCACAGGCAGTGGCGTGTCCGAGTCCATGCAGGAGACCACAACGCCCAGAACCGATCCAACGTCGGTCCCGAAGCCAACCGAGACGACGCAGACGCAGGAGCCGGACGAGGAGAAGCCCACGCCGGGCCCGACCTCGTCGCCCAGCAAGGGTACGGCGCCCGAGCCGGAGCAGGCGCCTACGCCCCCTGCCGACCCGACACCATCGGATACCGAGACGCTGCCGCAGCAGCAGGAGCCTGCACCAACTGACCTACGGCCTCTTGCCGGGAGTGACGGCGAAACCACCCAGCAGCCGGTCATGTCCGACCCGGGCACGACGGATACCTCCGTGGCGGCCACCGCAGGAGACACGGACAGTGAACGGCTGGCGTTGCCGCAAGCCGGGAACGCCCCGGCCGAGTAGAACATCAACGCGCCGCGCGGAGGACTCGTCCACCGCGCGGCGCGTCGCAGGTGCCGCCTCGGCTCAGAACGGCGGCTGAGGGCCCGCCCACTGGGCATCGGCCACCGGACGGCCCGCAGGCGCGGCCGCGCGCTGGGCGCCGGTCTTGGTGACCTTCGCCGTCGCGGTCTTCAAGCTCACGCCGACGTCCTCGACATCGAGTTCGAACACGGTGCGTCTGATGCCCTCCGGGTCATCGTAGGAGCGCTGCTTCAGGCGTCCTTGCACGATGACGCGGGTGCCGCGGGTCAGGGACTCGGCGACGTTCTCCGCGGCCTGGCGCCACACTGCGCACGTCAGGAACAGGCTCTCGCCGTCCTTCCATTCGTTCGTCCGCCGATCGAAGGTGCGCGGGGTCGAGGCCACGCGGAACTTGGCCACCGCGGCGCCCGAGGGGGCGAAGCGGAGTTCGGGGTCGTCGACCAGGTTGCCGGTCAAGGTGATGACGGTTTCGCCTGCCACAGGAGCGGCCCTTTCGGGACTGGGCCGGCCTGCGCGAGGCGGGCCGACCGGGGACGGTCAGGAGAATGCGATCCGCCAGGTCAGCGGACCGGGCAGGCCGTCCGCGTCGCCCTTCAGCTCCTTGTGGGCAAGCTGTAGATCCCGCGTGTTCAGCCGGTCGGCATCGGTCCACTCCTCCGACGGGCCGACGCGGTAGTGCTTGCCGAATCCCTTCTTGACGAGCTGCTGCCCCCACTGCTGCACATACCGGTTCTTCTTACCGGGGCCGAACTTGTCCCGGCCGGGGAACGGCGGCGGAGTCGGCTTCGGCTTCGGCTTGTCGTCGGCGGGATCGTCGTCCTTCGACGGAGCCCGACCGGTGGCCCACGTCTTCATCGCGGCCCGGCTGGCGAACTTCGCGACGTTCGTGTCCTGCGGCTTATCGGTGTACTGGTGGATGAGCCACTTCGCCTCGATGCGGGGCTTGCCTGCCGGGACGTAGTCGGCGATCCACAGGCCGTCCCCCGCGTACGAGGTCGTGTCCCGGTTAAGCCAGAAATCGCGGTTCACATACAAGATCACCTTGTGTGTGGGGCGGAGCTTCTTCACCGCGCGGATGAACCGGTCCTTCTCCGCGTACGACGCGCGGGTACCGGAGCTGGTGTTCTCCCAGTCGACGGCGAGCACGTCTCCCTCGCGGGACGCACATTTCTCGACGAAGAAACGGGCCTGTTCCTCGATGTTGCCCGGCCACAGGAAGTGGTAGAAGCCGACGACGCACCCGGCGTCGCGGGCATGCGCGGCCTGGGCGGACTGCCGGGAGTTGACGTACGAGCGGCCCTCAGTCGCCTTGACGAAGACGAAGTCGATGCTCTTGGTGCTGAACGTCGCGCTCTGGTACGCGCTGACGTCGATGCCCTTGATGGTCACGGTGCTGCCTCCTCCGATGCGAATGGAGACGGCACCGTGACTGGTGCGGGGGGTTAGTGTCGCGTGCTGCCATCCGCGGGCCTTGGCGGACTCGGCCGCGGCGGACGGGAACACGATGGGGTCATGGATGCGCTGGGCATGGACACCACCATGACGGCGTTCAGCCTTCGACTACCTCGGCGTCGACGAGGCTGCCGTCCTCAAGCTCTGGCGGATCGGGGTACTGCACAGCGAACAGGGTCTTGTTCAGCCGCTCGGCGAGCGCGCCGAGGTCGATGCGTTCCTCCTGAGCGGGTTCGCCCCTGTCCACGCCGGTGATCTCGACCGCGAGCGCGGCGTCTTTGCCGTAGTGGTTGCGGTGTTGCCGCTCCAGATACCAGGCGTCGGCGCGCCAGTCCGGGGCCGTGCGGTCCTCGGTGACCTCCTCGACGATCTGGCCGGTCTCCGGGTCACGGAACTTCCTCGTCGTGACCTTGGTGACGATTCCGCCGTCAGCGACGCGCCTCACGTTGGCCATAGCTCGGGCCGCGGCCATGGCGCGGGCGGTGCGGACCTTCGAGAAGAGCTCGACATAAGGGTCCTCGTCACGGTTCGGAACCTGACCATCCTCGCGCGCGGCGACCTCGGCACGGCCACGCGCCATCCACCGACGGTAGGTCGCGCTGGAGATGCCGGCCGCCTCGGCGGCGAGTTCGACGGCAATGCCGATGCGCGAGGCAGCGATGATGCGGGCCTCGACGTCTTCGGAAAGCAGGGTGGGGCGGCCCGCCTTCGAGCGGTGGGGCTTGCGGCGCGCGGACATGGGGCGGCTCCTCAGCGGCTGGGCGTGAACGCGTGGCCGCAGGCTGGGCAGGTGGTCAGCGGAGCGCGTCCTTCATCGTCGGGGCGGGGCCTCTTCTCTCCCCCCAAACCGTCTCCGCCGTCGTCCGGGAGGTGCATCACGGCCTGGTCCTCGTTGATGGCGCCGGGCAGGCTCTCGGGGTCAACTCGGCGCAGCAGGCTTTCAAGTTCGTCTTCAGGGATCGCGAGCGAGTCGAACAGCTCGGCGTCGGCGGTCACGATGTCTTCGAGGTACGCGGCGAGGGCTCGAGGTCGCCAACCGCCGTCTGCCCCGATCTTGTTGAGCTTGATGTTCAGCGCCTTGGCCTCGGCGTCGGATCGGGAAGCCCAACCTCGCTGGACGGGGACGAGCCATCCGCCATCGTTGTCCAGGAGCAGACCGGCGGGCAGGCGTTCCCCACGGGTCTGCATCTCTATCAGGGCCTCGCGGCGGCCGTGTCCCCCCAGAATGGTGCCAGTGCGCTCGTCAGCAATGGGTTGGTCGACGAAGCCGTGCGTATGGATGCTCTCGATGATCCGTTCGACCTCGTGCTTCTTGGGGTTGCCGGGCGCGGGGGCGAGGTCAGTCAGCGGCACGTAGGTGGTGTAGCGGGGCGCGGGCACGGTCTCAGTCACGGCGATCCTTCCGGCGGTTCAGGATGCCGGCGGCGGGCGCGGTCTGCGAGCCCGCGGACTTCAACCGCGGCGCCCCGCCTCGCAAGCGGGGCATGCCTCATGGCCGGGCCGCGCCTGCCGCCGGGCCGAGGTCGCCCTCGTTCCGGATGGGGCGGCCCCGGGGCCCGCCAGCGCCGAGGCGACGTCACCGTGGGCTGGCGAGCCGAGCGGAAGGTAGGGGGCGCAGGCCCTTTGTGTCGCGGAGGTGTCCACACACCGATCAACGCGTGCTGTACTATTTGAAGCGGCTGGGAGAGCAACCCAGCTTCCCGGGCCTAGGTGTAACAGATTCCGGCGGTCGTCGTACTTCTTGGCGACGCCCTCTGCGCCCCGCCCGGGGGAGACCCGAAAAGCCCTGGGCGGAGCCTTGGGCGAGAAAGGACCAGGATGTCGCACGAGGACGCCGATCAGAAGCCGGACATCGCCCTGCCCCTGGGTGACGCGGCACTGCTCTCGGTCTTCGCCAAGCTGTTCAAGGCGCACGTCGTCCCCGCGATCGACGACCGGATCGCCACAGTCAAGGCCCCACTCCTCGATGCCTACGACGGGCCCACCGGCCAGCGCAGCGTCGACGCCAAGGTCAACGGCATCGCGGTCGCTACACACACGGTGGCCATCTCCAAGGACAAGTACGAGGTCGGCGACGAGGAGGCGTTCACCGCGTTCGCCGAAGAGCATGGCGAGATCGAGGTCATCATCCAGGCCCGGCCCGCGTTCCGTGACGCCATGCTCAAGCGCGCCACCTACGACAAGGACAGTGGCACCGTCGTTGACAAGTTCACCGGTGAAGTGATCCCCGGCGTCAACCGCATCCCCGGTGGCAAGCCCACCGGCACCGTCACCCTCTCTTGGAAGCCCGGTGGGCAGGAAGCCGTGTTGGAGGCGTACCACGAGGGACAGCTCGACGGACTGCTGCGCGGCATCCCGATGCTCCCTGTCGCCTCGGTCCGCGACGGCGAGCAGTAAGCGCTGGCCGTATGTCGGCCCGGCCGCGCTCCCGCCGCCGGGCCCCAGCCCGAAGGATCACCGCCTTGTCCACCCGTACCGTTGACGTTGCTCCGGTGCTTGCCGGAGGCATATCCGATCGCGCCTTTCGCTTGTACTGCTACCTGGTGCTCTACAGCAGGGGCTGCTGGGTCACCGTTCAGGACGCCGCTGATGCGTGCGGCCTGACCAACCACCAGGCCCGTGAACCGCTCTCCGAACTACGTGAGGCAGGCTTGGCCGGGTCCCAGCGCGTGTACGAGATGGGCGACCACGGCCGCAAGACGTGGCACACCTACTTCCGGCTCGTAGAGACGACCAGCGAGGTGGAAGCGTGACCGCCAACCGCAGCGCGGTGCGCGTCAACCGGCGCACCCACTTCGTCCAGATCGAGTCCAAGACCGCCCGCGACACCCGCCTCAGCTACAGAGCGCTCGGCATCCTGACGTACTGCCTCGACCAACACGACAGTTGGAACGTACGGTCCGAACAACTCGCGCGCGGAGAAGGACGCGAGGGGCGAGACGCCGTCCGCAAGGCACTCCACGAGCTGGCCGCGCACGGTTACTACCGGCTGGAGCGACGCCGTTTCCTTGACGGCAGGACGGCCATGGGCGCCGCGATCAGTGAATACCCCGTCGATCAGTGGGCTCAGGACTACGTTGTCTTCGGCGGGAAGCTGGACGTCCCCGTCGTCGAACAGCAGGACGGCTCGTTCTGCGTCCGCCACCCCGATGACAGCCTCGGCTCCGATGGCTTCGGACCCCACCTGGACTCGCCTGTGACGGACTCCGTGCCCTCCGCGGACGCCTCCGAACCGGAGCCGAAGACGCAGCCGCGCGCGACTCCTCCGGCTGCCACCCGCTCCGCTGCGAAGAAGAAGGCGGGGCAGGGCAAGTCCCCTGCGGATGCGGAGAAGACAAAGACGGCGAAGGAGAAGACGCCTGGCGATGCAGTTGCCACCTGGTACTACGAGCACGCCACGCAGCACCTCGGACCGTACGCGGGTAAACAGAAGTCCGGGTGGTACATGGGCCTCCGCAAAATGACCCAGCAGGCCCTGGATGCGGGATACACACAGAAGCAGGTCGCCAGAGCGTTCCAGCGTACGGGACTGCACTTCCCCTCGGCTGCCCAGTTTCAGCGGGCTCTGAGCGACGAGCGCAACAACAAGCCCATGCCTGCCCAGTATGGCGGTCGCCCCGCCCCCTACAGCGATGCCGCGACCTGGGGGGCGAGCATCGCGGGCGGGCCGCCCCCCGCGGGCACCCCCGAGGACCCCGACGACGGCGCCGCGTTCGGCATCGTCCCCGCTTGATGAGGAAGGAGAACGAGCGGTGAGCACCTTGGAGGCTGCGCAAGAGCCGCGGCGCCTGTTAGAGGTCACCGACCACGTCCTGGAGATCCTGCGGCGCGGCGGCGCGGACCTGTCCCAGCTCGGCATGCCTGCCCCCGCGGACGAGGACAGAGGCGAGCTGTGGGAAGACGTCGCTGTCCCGCAGGCCAGCGCCCGCGCACTCGCCTGGAGGAACAGTATGCGCGAGGCCGCGCATGACGACTACCTGAAGTGGCGATTCGCTGACCTCGACGCGAACCAGCACCCGAAGGTGCTGCGCGGATGGCTGAACTCGCTGGTCGAAGCGAAGAGGCACGGGGCCCGGCCGACCACCATGCACCTCATTGCCCCGGGCAACATCGGCACGGGGAAGACGACCGCACTCGCCGCTCTCGGCAACGAGGCCAGCGAGCAGGGCCTGCTCGTGCGGTTCATCAAGCATGCGACCTACCTGACGTGGCGCCGCCCCGACGGCGGGCCGGGCGACATGACGGCCTACACGGTTCGTAAGCGGCACGTGGAGGCGGACCTGCTAGTCCTCGACGAGCTGTGCGGCGAAATGGACAGCGTGGCAACCGAGTTCGCGCGCCGTGAGACAGTCGACCTGATCGACTCCCGTCTCTCCGCGGGCAGGCCCACCGCGTTCTCCACGAACCTGCGGCGCGGCAGCATCGCTGCCGTCCTCGGCGAGCGGCTGCTGTCCCGTATCGAGGACCGCGCTTACCTGGTGAAGATCACCGGGCCTGACCGGCGCACGCCCAGGAAGCCGCTGGACTGGTGAACCGCGGCCGTCACACATCCGGTGGCGGGCCGTAAACGAATCATGGGGAAGCGCCACCGGCGGAGAACGCTATATCGTTTGGGCAGCCCGAGGACCGACGAGCATAGGCCCTTCGGGAAGACCCGAACGAAAGGGATTTGTCGTGCCTAAGCTGCCTACCTTACGAGCCATCACCCAGGGCGAGCGGGAGCTGCGGGACTGGCACCGCAACCTCCGCTTCGGAGCGGCGGCCGCAGGCTTCGGCATGATGCTCGCCTCCCTGTACCAGCTCCATTGGGCCGGGAAGCTCATCGGTTTCCCCACCTTCGCGGCCGGCGCGATGGCCGGATCACTGGAACTACTCCTCGCCTTCAACGCCGGGGCGGTCACCACGATCCGCAAACGCACCGACCAGGGCGCAGACGGTGGCTACTACTGGTCGCTGTGGGGCATCTTCGCTTTCCTGCTGTGCATCTCGATCGCCGCGAACGTGGGACACGCGGTGGTCGCGCTGTCTGAGTGGTTCAGCACAGGCACCGCCCCGGCCGTCATGGTCGAGAACAAGGCGTACGTCTATGCGGTCGGCAGCGCCGTCGCCGCGATGGTGCCACTCGGCGGCAGCTTCGGCCTGCACGTCTCCGGCTTCGTCCGGGCGCGCGGAGCCGGTTCGGACTGGGTCGATGCGGACGGGACCAGCGCACTTCTCGACCCGGCTGCGGCCGCGCCCGCTAATCAGCGCAGGGCCGTCCCTACACCCCGCCCGGACACGAAGGTCTCGGCCCAGCCCAAGGGCCCGGCGCCGACGCCGCTCGCCAAGAACGACGAGAAGGGGCACGACCCAAAGGCCGAGGAGACGGAGAAGCCTCAGGAGGAGGCGGAGGGCACAGCGGAGATCAACCCGGTGGAGATCGTCTCCGAGGAGGACCTGTACGCCATCTACAAGGCCGCCCGGAATGCTCGCGAGCAACACCGGTTCGGACCGCGCGGCGACCTGAACAACTCCCAGCTCGGCCGCCGCCTGGGGCAGAGCCCGCAGAACGGCCGGAAGAACGTCGGCCCGCGGTTCGAGTCGCGCTACGAGGCAGAGAGGCAGGCAGAGCAGGGCGAAGGAGTGGACATGGAGAGCCTTGCGGCTGGTAACGGGGCCACTCAGGCATCCTGATTTTCCACACCTGCACGACATCGCGGCGGGCGCACCTGGCATTGGGTCGCCCGCCCGCTGGCACGATCGGACCATGGCGACTGGAGCAGAACATGGTGCGGGAGTAGCTCCGGCCAGTGCGGCCACCCCGACGCGGGCATCTCGACACCCCGGCAAGCCCAGGGCAGCGCCTCGTTGGGTCAGAGTTCGAATGCGCCGTTGCAGAAGGCGTCGTCCCGTGCCAGGGCCCGGTAGGTGACTCCTTCCCAGCCGTTGAGCCGGTCCGCGAGGCGCGTCTCGGCTTCGTCCGTCAGGTAGGCGCGCACCGTGTCCTTGCCGCCAGCATCGAGCATCGCCGTCAGCTGATGGCGGATGCTGTTCACCGTGCGGTTGGCCTGGACGGCAAAGAGTGTGGCCAGTCCGAACAGTGTGAAGTGGTACCGGGTCCGCTCGATGAGGATTTGCGCCCAGCTAGATGGAGGGTTGACGAAGAAGTCCAGCCATACGGGATTGCTGTGGGTGACCTGGGCATCCAGCCAGGGGTCGTGGTCTATGCGGTCCAGGTACGGGTGCAGCGGGGTGGTCTCTGCATCTGTGGGGAGACGTTCACCCTTGGCGTGGTTGCAATCGGCGCAGGCCGGCACCAGATTCAGCGGGTCTACGCACAGCGCAGGGAACATCCTTTTGGGCAGGAAGTGGTCCAGGGTACGGACCACCCCATGCCCGCACAGAGGACATCTTTCGTCCGGCGCAGCGCCCAGGATCTGCTCGTAGACGACCCGTCCGTCCTTGGAATTGACCATGCCGTTGTCGTAGGCCCAGCGCACCAGATCGCCCGGGGTGATGTCCGGCACGGTGAACTCCCGGCTGTCCAACTCGTGCAGAGCCCCTTGCCGCGCCACCTGCCGAAAACGCTCGCCTGCAGCCTCCACGCTGTCGCCGGCCGTCAACAGCTGCTTGCGCCGCTGTACATCTCTGGTGCCGCGTACACATGCGTCATAGCTGTCCCTGGCGGACAGCGCGGGTGGGTCGAGAGGCCACATCAACGATGTCCGCCCGCATCCCGGTGCGCCAGGAGAATGCGGACCAGTCCCTTTGCCTCTCCGCCAAGCTGTCCCCGGAAGCGGTCCATGACCTGGTCGTAGGACCCCAGCTCATCCACGGCCTGGGCGATCTCGGCATGGAAGCCGGATTGCCTGACCTCCAGTCCAAAGACCTCGTGGGTGAGAACTCCGACGTTCTCCCCGTAGGTCTCGAGGCCGGGCCGTTGCGGTGGATGACGGTCCCAGCGGCTGACCTTCCACACGCAGGAACGGGGGACCTCCTGCAGGACTACGGGCGAGTGGGTGCCGATCAGGGCCACGCCGTTGCGGTCGGTGAGCAGGTCGGACAGGGCTCTCACAAAGGACGCGAGTAGAGGCGGATGCAGATGGGCCTCAGGTTCGTCCAAGAGCACGAGCGACTGCTCGGCGACGGCTTCCACGAGCCGCGTGATTGTCAGTAGCACAATGGCGTGCCCTGAGCTGAGCCGAGAGAAGGCCCACTGCGCAAATTCCCTGGCTCCTCGGAAGTACGAGCGGTCCTGCAAGTCCCGAGCGAAGCAGTGAATGGGGGACTCGTAGAAGTGAGGATCGCTACGCAGCACGTCCAGCGCAGCTATCCAGCGACCGACCCGCCCAGCTGCGTGGATCTCCTCGACGCTCTTGCAGAATTCTGAGCTGAGGTCGTCGTACGACTTGCGTTCGCGCGTAGGACGACCGTGGACATCGACCTTGGCCAGGCCCACATACGTGTACTTCACGGCTGGCTCGACTGACTCGGCCGGTGGCGTCTGATCGCCCGGGACATCCTTGTCTTCGTCCCAGCCCTTCACCTGCGGATGGCTTTCGTCGTCGTCGGCTTCTGCTTCACCGCCTTCCTGAGCTGGATCGAAGGCGCTGAACGTGACGGCTACGACGTTGGTGAACGACCCCGTCCCGTCATCTGCCCAGACGACCTCGCCGACATCATGGAGCTGTGCTTGCGGGTTCACCACGGCCTCGCCGATATTGCCCAGCAGCGTTGTCTTGCCCACGCCGTTGCGCCCGATCAGCACATGGATGTTGGACGGAGGCCGGGAGTGCGGAGTGACCGAGAACGCCAAGGGCCATGCCTCTCCCGCTTTCTCCGCCTGGCCGTCAACAGGCGTTACGTACTCGAAGTGATAGGCCGTCAGCCGGGAGCCGCCCCGGGCGATACGCCGGAACTGGATCTCGACCGTCTGCGGTTCAACGCTGCGCATTAGCGACGTCTGCGTCACGTCCCAATGCCCGGCATCCTCGGCAACCTCCGGACTGAACGCGATGTCGCACAGCCCCTCAAGCACCTCCATCCGGACCGAGGGACCCAGCCTGCTGATGTTCTCGTAGTAGGCCGCGTCCTGCCCCAGCGAAAACCAGTACAGCCGCCGGTCCAGTCCCGTCAGCTGACGGAATTCCCCCTCTTCGAGTGGCCTCTCATCTCGCACCAGATCGGCATAGCCGATCTTGACCGTCCCCAGTTCCTCGACTTGTCCGCTGCCGTCTGCGAACCACAGTCGGTACAGCGTCAGATAGTCGTCAACGGACAGGGAAACCGGTTCCAGAAGGCAGGCCCGCTGTCTGCTCCGGCTCCGTGGCCGTTCCTCCGCGTCCAGCACGATGAAGCGCACGCACCCCTCCTCGGAACGGTTCACTGAAACACTCGCCCACGGCCAAGAGCAAGCTGTGCGTCGACCGCGGCATCTGGTGGCAGGCTTCCGTGCCCTTGAGAGCCAGATCAAGTGGGGTGAGGAGTAGCCCTGGTCGTATCCAAGGGTTCTCCCATCGAGGACGCGGTTAGCGAGTGGCGGTCCGGCGGCATCGGCGTACCAGGGTGCCGCGGACGAGGCGCGCGGCCTGGACGCCTGGTACCGGCGATTCGGCTGGAGAGAATCCGGCGTCTGACCTGCTGCAAGTGGATTGATTCTCCGCCAGCCTGCGCTAAAATAGTACAGCACGCGTTGAGGCTGGAGCTTAGGGCTCTGCGCGCCGCAACATCCGGGAGAGCAACCCGGACGAAGACCTGAAGTGAAAGGCCCCCTTCGTGGCTGGAATCACCGCGCCGCAGCGCACCCGCAAGAGTCGGAAGCCCACCGGCAAACCGAACCCCCCGATCGTGTTGCTCACAGGCCCGGAGAAGACCGGCAAGAGCTACGAGGCGGCCAAGGGATCCGGCTCCGACCTGATTGGCCGGACATACTGGATTGAGATCGGCGGTACCGAAGGGACTGCCGACTACTACGGCCGTGTCCCCGGCGCCGACTACGAGATCGTTGAGCATGAGGGGTCGTACCAGGACATCCTTGACGCGATCCGCTGGGTGAATGCTCAGCCGCGCATTGACGGTAAGCCGAACCTGCTCGTCATCGACTCCATGACGTCTCTGTGGGACATGCTCAGCGACGAGATCGCCCTCTTCGCGCGCAATCGCGCGATCCGCAAGGCACAGCGCAACCGCTCCCGCGTGCCAACTCTCGACGACCCGGTGGTCGTCGACTCCGACCTGTGGAACAGGGCCAAGGACCGCTGGGGCGCGGTGTTGTGGATGCTGCGCCGCCACCACGGCCCGTGTCTGCTGATCGCCCGGCAGGAGATCGTTACCGCTTTCGAGAACGACAAGCCGACCCGTAACACCACCCGAAAGGTGAAGGCTGAGAAGAACCTGCCCGCCGCCGTCGACGCCGTTGTGGAACTTCACTCGCTCGGTGAAGCGTGGCTCACCGGTGTCCGTACCCTGCACATGAAGATCCAGCCGGGCGAGACCCAGCGGTTCCCCGACTTCAGCGTCGACTCACTGCTGCGGCGCCTGGGGTTGCAGGACGCGGCCGAGACCCGCTCGGTGTCTGAGCTGCGACCGGATGCCGATTTGCAGGAGCACGGGCAGGAGACCTCACAGGCCGAACCGCGCCCGGCCACCGCGCGGCAGGCTCCGGCTCTGACCGGTGCCCAGGCCGCCGGTCTGATCCGTGATGCCTTGATGCACCCCACTGAACCGGAGACTGCTCTTCGCGAGCTGCGCGTGGAGTACGGCCGTCGCACGCTCAAGGCCGTGCACACCGACACCGGCTGGGGGCGGATGAGCGCCGACGCGCTGATCACCAAATCGCTCGACCACCTCAAGGAGAAGGCGGACGAGGCAGCGGGTGAGCACGGCGACCAGCCCGGCGAGCATTCGGAGCCGGTCGGGCAAGCACACGACCAACAGGAGACGACCGCCGCGGACGAACCCGCCTCCCTCGAGGAGGGAACGCCGCCCTCGGACCCAGCCGAGGAACCGCCGGTGCCCGAGCAGCCCGAGCAGCCCGAGGAGATCAGCGAGGCCGAAGAGCCGCAGGACCTGCCCCGGCCCCGGCCTGCCCAGGTGAACAAGGCCAACAAGGTCCTGGCGGTGCTGCTCACCGAGGCGGAGATCCAGGCCCGCATCTTGGGCATGACGATGCAGGAGCACTTGGAGGCCGTCTCGGGCCCGGACGAGGGGACGCCGCCGCCGATGACGAAGCTGCGGAAGCACGTCATCGACCACCGCCCCGCCGTGATCGGTCTGTTGGAGGAGCGTGGCGAGCGGGAGATCGCCAACGCCTACCGGCTCGCGGGCAAGCCGGAGCTGAAGATTGCCCGGATCTTCGCGACGCTCTACACCGACCTCGCCACGGTCGGGTGAGGTGACGTGATGTGACGCGCAGCAGGCACCCCTGATCCGCCGGGATCGGTATGGTCCGGCGCTCCACGCAGCACGTCACGTCATCTTCCAGCGGGCACGTGTGCGCAAATCCAGCCCTACGCAGGCGCGCCTTCGCTGTCTCCCGGTGGCGCGCCCTGGCAGCCGCAACGCGCTCCACCGCGCCATGACGGCGCGCGCTCACGAGCGGGCCGGAGCGCGCCAGCGTCGGCTCCCAGAGCGCGCGGCCGCGCCCCGCGCTTGGACGGGCGCGCCGTCGTCTGGGTGGCGCGCCGGTACCGGGCGCGCCACGCGCGCGTGCGGCGTAGCGCCTGAGGCGCGGCTGCGCCCCGACTCAGGCGCGCGCCTCCAGATGGCGTGGCCCCTTCTGACCTGCGGATTCGCCAGGCGCGCCACCCGTGCTGCGTCTTGTCCGGCTGTCGCAACCGCCCGGTCGGTGCGGGCACACCAGTGTGAGTGTGCAGGCGCGCCTATGTCATCCGATGCGCGCCACCGGAAAGCGCCCGACTCGGGCATGAAGAAAGGGCGCGCCCAGGTGTGCGCGCCCAGGATGGAGGAGGTTGCGTCGTCAGTTCGCCTGGCGCGCCGCCGCCCGCTTCTCGTAGCGCCGTTGCCGGCGCACCTCCTCGCGTGCCTTCCGCGCGTCGGCGCGCACCGCGTTGAGCAACTGGGAGAACTCCTCTGGGTACTTCTCGGCGAGGAGACGCATCGCTTGGAGCCGGTGATTCGGCGCGGTCGGCATCCGACCCCATCGCGCCACTGAGTAGTTCAGCGTGTACTGCAAGAACCGCAGCTCTGCTTCCAGCCGCGACCGGAGCTGGGTCACGCGCGCGTGATGCGCTTTGCGTGACTCGCCCTCCTTGGCGGGCAGGTACTGCTCCGGGACGCGCCTCATCTGCACGGCCACGGCCTGCGTGCGGGGAGCAACCTCCGGCGAGCGGAACGCGAGGCCCTGCACGTAGTCGCGGCCGGGCCGCGTGCTGCCGGCGACCTGCTGGACGAATGCCAGCCACTCCGCGGCGAACGCCTCGTCGTCGAGTTGCGCCAGGTATTCCGCCTCGTCCACGGCAAGGTCTTCGATCGTGTCGACGATCGGTTGCCGTGCCGCCTGGAGCTGAGTGCGGAAGGCGTTCATGCGGGCCTGGTACTCGCGCTTCGACTCACCGTCGCGGCGGGGGAGCGCCGTCTTGAGTTCACGGGCGACGCGGTCTGCGGCGGCGAGTGTGCGGCTCGCCACATCCGGTGACCGGAAGGCGGCAGCCTGCACGTCGCGCGGCGCCAGCCGGTCGACGCCACCCAGTACGTACGTTGCCCATGCCTCGAAGAACGCCTGGTGCGACATCTCCTTGAGGCGCCTTACCTCTGCCGTGACTTGCTCGGCAGGCGGCTGCGCGTCGGTCATCCCCGCGGTTCCTCCTGGTCTTAGCGACTTGCTGCGCCGCCGGACCGCACGCGGCGGCCGGTGGGTAAACGATGGCCGCCTCGCAACCGAACTCACCCCGTGTGCCGGGTCGTCGCAGGAGCAACCACTGTTCCGGCCCTGGGCGCTCTGCACGCGCGCAGTGGTCTCGGACTGTGTGTCTGCTGGCCTAGACCCCGGAGGAAAGGGAAAACCAAACCCCTGGAGACCAGCAGCAGCCCTCAACGCGGTGAGTTCGGCGGCGAAGCGGCCACCTTGTTGCGGATGATACCTGCCGGCGTTCTGGCGGGTTACCGGACGCGGTGCTATCCGGCCTGTCCCGAGCGCTTCGGACTGGTAGCCGACTCGATCGCAGGGGCGACCTTGCTCGGCTTCCAGATCAGGTCGTACGTGGACTGCGAAGCCGCGAGGACGGCGGCGATTGTGGCGAAGGTCATCGTGCCGTGCTGGAACTGCTCCCAGCCGCCGGAGGTCGCCACGGTGATGACGCCCGCGACCAGGGCGAGGACGACTGCCACCATCTTCTTCACCTCAGCCGACCAGGCCGGGCGCTGCACGAGGGCGGTGATCAGCGGGAGGAGGGCGCCGACCTGGGCGCCGGTGGTGATCGAGTCGAGGGTCGACATAGGGATTCTGCCCTTCTACTAGGGTTGTAGTGCGGACAGAGCGTGCGGGCGCCAGCGTCCTTGTGTCGCGTGCTGGGTTTTACGAGCTGTCGCGGTCGGCAATGTCGGCGGCGATCTCGTCGGGAGGCTCGGGCGGCGGAGGGTGAGGTATGCCGCGGGACAGCAGATCGCGCAGGATGTGGATGTACTCGATCGCGGCGGCTTTCCACCGGCGCCACTGCCGCTGCTCTTCTTGCAGGTGCTCGACACGGCGCTCGAGGTCGCTGTACTTCGCCTCAAGGGACGCCATCCGCTCCAGGGTCTGGTTCGCCGCTGCGCGCTGCTGCTCCAGGAGGCTGGTGAATCCGTCGGTGACCGTCTTCACCGCAGCCACCTGGGCATCGCTGTCGGTCTTGCGCCTGGTCTGTCGGTACACCAGCCAGGCACCGCCCAGTGCGCCGATCATCCCGAAGAGGGGAGCGAGTACGGGTGCCAGCGACACGAGCCCATCCACTGGCTCTCTCCTCGGTCGACCGGTCGTGTGGGTGCGCGGAGCAGGGACCGATGACCGGTCCGCGGCTCCTCGCGCGTCGTACGGTGCAGGACCTACCGGTTTGTGTCCTGTCCTGGAGATCAGGTCGCGCTGGGGTCCACCAGGGCGGGGGTCACTCCTGCGGTGATGTTCCAGGCGTCCTTCACCGCGGTGATGAGCTGGTCGTCGGTGACGGCGTCGCAGAGCGCGGCTGGCTCTGGGCTCGGGGCGCCGGCCGCCGCGGTGAGGACGGTCTCGCACGTCGCGATGACGGGCGTGAGTCCGTTGGCTCCGGTCAGGTCGCTCGGGTTGAGGACCGAGCGTGCGAGGCTGACGCGCAGCGGGTTGCCTGGTGTGGCAGGGTCCTCGTCGAGGACCTGGCGGGCCACGTAGGTCCAGGCCATGCGGACGCGGGCAGCAAAGGGACCGTAGAGAGCCAGGGTGTGCATAGCGGTGAGGGAGAGGGCGGGCACGGCGGTTCCTCCGGGATTACTTGGTGTAGGTCACACGCAGTCGCGGGGGGTTGGTCTGGCCGACACCGCGGGCGATGCCGTAGTACGTGGAGCTGGTGCTGTTGGGGTCCAGGGCGATACCGCGCCAGGATGTGCTGTCGAAAACGCCGGTGATGTCGACCCACTTGCCCTCGTTGCGCTTCCACGAGATTGTCTGCGACTCCGAGTCGCTGGAGAACGCGGTGGGGCGGGAGGTGTGCTTGTGGGCCTTGATTACGGCCTTCCCACCGGCGTTCGAGTACCAGTGCTCGAAGTAGAGATAGATCTCGGCTTTGATGATCTTGGCCCCAGACAGATCGGCGCTGAGCGCTGAGGGGAACCCGACCAGGGCGGCTTGTGTCCCGTTCCCCGAGCTGTAGTAGCCCTGCACGCACCGGTTCCCGTAGGAGCTGTTGTACGAGCTGCGGTTGGCGTACGAGCCGCTCCAACTCGCCGCGTAGGTCTTGCTGTATTTCGTCACTGGAGGTGTCGCCGTACCGCCGCCGGTGTTGTAGCCGCCGGTCTCTGGAATCCGGGGGCCGATGTCCTCGACGTAGTACTTGCCGAGGCTCCCGCTGCCGCCGGAGAGCGTTACCGTCTGGCCGGTGGGCTGGTACGCGTTGGCGAAGGTGATCAGGGTGCGGTGCATCCCAGCGCCAAGGTCGGAGCCGAGTGCGATGTGCTCCAGCCGGGCCGTGAAGCTGTTCCCGAGCCCCATGTGGTGGACGGCGATGTGGAGCTGCTTGCTGGTGATGGTGGGCGCCTCGGCGGCGCCGTCGCGGAGTCGGAGCTGGAGCTCTCCTCCCGCGGCCGAAGGGTTCGCGCGGGCCTCGAACACGAACCGGTACATGCGCTCGGGGTCCGCTTCGAAGTCCAGCTCGACGAACCCCATCTCGCTGCCCGATGCGGTGACGGTGCTGGACTGATAGTCGATGGCAAGGATGCCGCGCGGGAGCTGGTTGAGGTATTCGGTCCAGTCGCTGCCGCCGACTGTGAGATTTTCCGCGACGGCGAGCCGCTGGAAGCCTGCCCCGCCATCTTGATCGATCGTTGCGACGGGGGTGCCGTCCGTGGCCAAGGTCAGATAGTTGGGACGGCCGGTTACCAGGGCGACAGCCTCTTGCCCGGCGGAGTCGTAGAGGAGAAGGCCCTGCGGCGAGAGCTCGGCGCGAGCCCCGGCAACGCCCGACGCGAGGACGACCCGGCATGAGGCGTTGTCGTATGCCACGGAGCCTGCGGTGGAGTCCACGGTGGAGCAGGCGACGCGAACCTGAGTCGTTCCGGCGGGAGCCGGGGCGTCCGGCACACCAGTCAACCGCTGCCACGAGCCGCGCACCGCGTCGGCGTCGCCCGTGGTGATGGTGCTGTATCCGAGGACCTGGCCGTTGGCGTCCTGCCACTGCGCGTAGAAGCTGATCCCGATGCCGGACCAATCCTCCGAGGCGAGGTAGTCAATGGTCAGCCACATCTTCTGCCCAGGAACGGCTGGCTGGACGGCCAGGGTCATGGAGCGCGTGATCGCAGTGGGGTTTGCGGCGTTCACCTGGAGCGCCTTGAGGGTCTCGTTGCCGGGCGTCACGATCGACCAGTACGGGGAGGCAGTGACGCGCTGCGCGCTGATGGGGTTCTCGAAGGACGGGTCCGCGATGATATTGCCGTCGGTGCCCAGTGCCAGGCGGTCCGCAGTAAGGGCTCCAACCTTGATGTGGGTGGCGTCGATCGACCCGGCAAGGATCTTGGAGGCGGTGACAGCGTTCGCCGCGAGCTTGTCCGTCGTCACGGACAGTGCGGCCAGCTTGTCCGCCGTGACGGCCAACGCCGCGATCTTCTCGGCAGTGATCCCGAGGGCGACGATCTTCTCCGCCGTGACTGAGCTGACGGCCAACTGGTCGGTACCGATCGCGCCGAGCTTCACCTTGGCCTGTGACACGGCCTGCGCAGCGAGCTTGGTTTCGTCGATGATCCCGTCGATCAGGTCCTTCGGTACGGCCTGCCGGGGAGTGCCCTGCACGGCCGTCGACGGCGGACCGGTGATCGAGGCGGTGTTCTGTGCGACGAGCCTCACCCAGACCGGGTCGTAGCCCTCGACCGCCACGGTCACGGTGCCACCGAGCATTGCGGTGATCGTGGCGACGAGGGTGGTCGCGTCCAGAGGGAAGTCCTCGGTGGGGCCGAGGTGGACCTGTATGAGGGAGAAGTCCGTAGGCGTGGCGTACGCGTCATCCCACGTGCCGTCCCAGCCGACGACGAGTCCGGCCAGCACCCGCTCGACGGTCGGCGGCATTGGGGTCGGCGGAGGGTCCGTGTGGACCGGGACCAGTGCGACACCGCCATCGGGCTGCATGCCGACGCTCCCCTTGAGGTTTCCGTCGGCGTCGTAGATGTCCATGGTGCCGCCCTCGATAGAGGTGTGGGCGGCCTGCGTGGAGCGTTCGAGGGCCTTGAGGCGACGGTCGTACTCGTCCAGGAGGGCAGCGAAGCGCCGGGCATCCGCTTGCGTGTCCAGGAAGGTGACCATGACGCGGGATGCTGCGTCCCCGCGGTGCCTTGTGTCGCGTGTTGTTCCCAGCGATCAGTAGTGGAAGGAGTCGGAGCGCTTCAGGGTGAGGACCACGGTGCCGTCCGCGCTGATCTCGTCCGAGACGATCCGGTGCCACACGTCGACATCGCCGACCCAAGGGACATGGACCTGGACACGGATGTCGTCGCCGAGTTGCCAGGCACCGAGGCGGGCGTTGGTGTGGTCGATGACCTGTATCGCCGGGATCTGGAGGGCTTGCGTGCGGCCGGCCAGCTCCTGCTGGCCGCGGGTGCTCAGAGCCTTGGACGAGGAGAGTGTCTTGTCGGTGACGGTCGCGACCCGACGCAGGCGCCCGTCGTACCGGTGGACCTGGGCGCGCGCCATCTTCCGGCCTTCACCCTTGCCGAGCACCACGACTTCGTTGGCGAAGTCATCGCCCATCCCCTCCGGTTTCGCGATGGCGATGATGTTTTCGCCGTCGGCGAAGCGCAGGTCAGTGCGCTTCCGGCCGAGCCGGGGTGTGCCGAGCCGGATGCGGTGCTCGATCGAGTTAACGGACCCGGCCCAGCCGTGCGTTTCGATCCAGTCGAACGGGGTGGTGCCGGTCAGGCTGTCGAGGGTCTGTCCGCAGTCGGGGTTGTTCCACCATGCCAACTCCCATGGATCGGAGCCGTCCTTGGCGCCGAGGAGTTCGCCGAGATCGTGGCTGTCGATCTTCAGGCCGATGTTCCCGTACGGCTTGCCCTGGACGTGGGACCAGATCTTGCGGACCGCGTCGTAGACGTCGATCCGGGGGCCGCCGTAGGGCTTCGGAGGGTCCGGGACACGCTGCTTGCCCTTCTTGCCGTCCACCCAACCATCATGATTTTTATCTTTTCCGGCATAAGGATCTTTAGGGGTGATCAGGGCGCCGGAAACGATGTAGTCCTCGAACGGGATGCCCTGCGGGTAGCAGGAGAACCCTTCGCACTGGATGCTCGCCTGGGGACCGTCGTACGCCGTCTTGGTCACGACCCCGCCCCAGCGGATCACCCCGTCGACCTCCAAATACACCTTGGTGTCCCATTCCTGGAGGATCGGTTTCTTGTCCGGGCCGAGCATGCGCGCGTACTCGGGCTCGATCGTGCCTGCCATCGCTCCGGGGCCGCTGAGATCACGCTTGGGATTGCTGCTGAGCGCGAATGGGACTTCCCAGTCCAGGATCTCCTCGGGCAGTGCGCGTTGTGCGATGAACCGCCACCCGGACGGCATCAGAGTTCTTCCTCGTCCGGGGCCTCGACGAACTCGACGTCCGAGACGATCGACGTCGAGCCGTCCACAGAGAGGTCGCCGGTCTCGATCTTCGACATGTACGTCTGGAGGTAGAGGCGCTGGGTGGTGCCGCGCACAGAGCTGGAGACGCTCAGGTTGTCGGCGATGACTACGGTCTGGCGGCGTGTCTCCCTGCCGGTGTCGTCGTCGATCACCGTGTTCTGCCCCTTGATCGTCCCGAATACGTTCTGCATGGAGGCGAAGACGTCGGCCTTTGTCATCCGCAGGCCCGCGATGGTGGTCACGATCTTCAGCCGTGTCGCCCAGGTCGGCACGTCGATGTCCCACTTCGCGGGTTCGCCCGGCCAGTTGTGCCACTTGTTGTCGGAGTACGTCAGCGTCGACAGGGCGCTGGGGAAGGCGGTGTAGAGCCTGCGGTCCCGGCGAGGCGCGACCATCGTGCGGAGATCCTTGACCATGGCCTGGGTGATGGTCGTGGTGTTGGCTGGCAGGTCGATGCGGGCGAGCGCGATAGCGGAGTCCGAGCTGCGGACCTGTCGCACGGTCGTTGTGGTCTTTGGGACCCCGCTGATCACGCGGGTGTAGACGTACGGGCCGACCGTCGGATCGGCTGGGTTGGGCCAGGTCTCCCCGTAGCTGTACGGGTTCTCCACGCGGGCGACGATCAGGTCCGAGCGGGCGGAGACGCCGGTCGCGGCGATCGGCACCTGATCGGCGGTGGGTAGCCGGGCCGCGTATGCCTGGTAGGCGCCGCCCTGGGCGCGGTTGATGATGGCGCAAGCTCCGGTGCGGACCTGCACGGCGGCCGCAGGGGTGCTGAGAGCCTTCACCTGGAGGTCAGCGGAGCCGACCACGCCCTCGGCGCCGCCGAAGGCGGCGTAGGCCAAGAGCCTCGCCACCTCGCTCGAATGCGAGGCACCGCCCTCGGTGAACCACGGGACGCTGTCCCACATGCTGTTCCTCCGCTGATTGCTGGGTCGAACCGGCGAGGAGTGTTGAACGGGCGGCCCCCTTGCGTCGCGTCCTGCCGGGGCGCTCGCGGTGATCGTGGTTCGAGGTCAGAGGTATGCGTGCGCGTCCCGCCAGGCCACCGTCATGTACGCGGTGCCGGTGGCGTCCGTGCCGCGGAGAACGATGTCCTGTCGGCCCACGGGTAGCCGCATGTCCTCGAGACGCGGCGTGCTGCGGTAGAGGAGCCCAGCCACCGACGCGTTGCCGTTGCGCAGCACAGTCCGGGCCCACGGTCGGGGGTCGATCACGACGCATTCACCTGCGGCCAGCGTGAGGTCGAGGGACGCCTTCCAGCGGCCGACGACTTCGCATGCGGGTTGGATGATCGGGCCCCAGATCGTGATGACGGGCCACGTCGGCTTGGTGCCGCCCACTGTGACGTCGCCGGCGACCTTTCCGTTGCTCTCGCCCGTCATTGTCAGCGGAGTCGTCAGCGGGCCGACGAGCCCACGGTGCGGTGGCGGCTGGATGTCGACGCGGACGCTCTGCTCGACGTCGTCGTACGCGGTGTCGTCCTGGCAGGCGAAGGTGCACACGACGGGCGTGTAGCCCTGCCGGGTCAACCTCGACGCGGCGGGTGCCCACTTGCGGGGCCGCCCGTAGAAGCGGCGGGCCCGACCGCCCTGCGTGGTGGACAGCACCGCGGGGGTGGCGAAGCGCAGGCGCAACGCCTCGGCATCCCACGCCTGCCCGAACACGGACAGTCGGTTCAGGGCCGCGCTGTGCCTGCCCTGCTGCGTGAGCGCGTCGTCGACAGCGTCGACGCCGACCTCGAAGGTGATGGTGGCCGCGGCCTTGAAGTCTTGCCCGAACCGGATGCCGTCGGCGCGCGGCAGCGGCGTGTCCCCGGCGTCCGTGTCGCCGTACGCGATCTCGTACGGCTCCAGTAGGTAGTAGCCGGACCGGATGGTGCCGAACGTGAACGAGGCACCGGAGTGCACGCCGTTCGCGCTGTACGACAGCCGCCATTCGCCCTCAGCCAGCGACATGGGCACCTCCCCTGCGTATGCGCCTCAGCTCGAACATCGCATCGTTCAGCGCTGCTCCGGGGCTCATGGGCTCACCGGTCATCGTGAGATTGAGGTCACCCCCGATGAGAGCAGGGCTGACCGCCTGCGGAACCGAAACCCGTGGCGCGGCCGCGCGGGTGCTGCGGTTGATGGCCACCGCGCCGTCGGCGTATTGGCGCAGCGCCCCGTTCGCCCAGGCCACGACACCGCCGAACTCCTGCACGACCTGCTCGACGATCGCCTTCGACCGGGTGCGCTTCGACGGGCTGAGGGGGACGTACGCTTCGCCCCCGGTCTCCGGCTCCGCCCACAGCCGCCACTCGCCGGGGCGTGCGATCTGCGCGACGTGCCGTTCGGCTCCGGCCGCGAATGCCTTGATCCGGCCACCGACGCGGTGAACCCCTCCATCGGCGTACCGCAGGATGCCGCCGTTGGCATTCTCGGAGACGTACGGCTTGCCCTTGGTCGTGTACTGGATCGTGACATGGACAGTCTTGCCGGTAAGGCTGTTGATCTTTCGCTGAATCGCCTGGACCTGCGAGGTCGCCGATCCGGTGGGGGCCGTGATCTCAACCTTCTTGCCCTTGAGGTCCCTGACCTTGAAACCCAGGTCCTTGATCATCTGCTGCGCCGTCTTCGTCGGCGCTTCCATCTTCAGCTTCTTGCCGGGCGGCAGGCCCGCGACCTTGTCCCGGATCACTTGCAGGTCGCCCGTCGCCTTCTTGATGATCGCGTTGACCGTGACGTTCTTCCGATTCGGCGCATTGGCAATGTCCTGAGCCAAGGCGGCGACGCTGACGCGGGCCCCGCCCGTCGGCGCAGTGATCTTCACGTTCTTGCCGCCGGGCAGGGTTTGCACCTTGAACCCGAGGAGTTCGAGTTGCTTGCGCGCGGCGGCGGTCGGCGCCTTAACGGTGATGGACTTCCCGGCGCCCAGGCTGTCGAGCTTGCCGCGCAACCCCAGAATCTGGGCGGTGGACTCCGGGATGCCCTTGGTCGTCATCAGCGTGGTGACAGTATCCGGGATGAATCCCATCTGGTCGGCGAGTGCCTTCGCCTGCGTTTTGGGGATGCCCATGTCCATCGCGAGCTGGATGGCCTTCGCGCGGGCCCGCTCCATCGCGCCCTGTCCCTTGTCCATCGCTTCGGACATGGGCATCAGGCCCTGCTCGGCGGCCTCCTGCGCGCGGGTGGCGACGCTGAGCATCGCGTCGCGCATTTCGGTGAGCTGACTGTTCAGCGTCTGGCCGTTGCGGGAGGCAGTGTTCACCAGGCCATCGCTGTCGACGAGTGCCTTGCCCCAGCCCTCAGCCCGGTCAATGTTGCCTTTCATCGTGTCGTCGATCTGCAACATCACGGAGTTGAGCTGGGCGGTCGCGTCGTGGAAGGACTGGGAATTGCCACTGAGCGCGTCGAGCGCGCGGCGCAGGTTGTCGACTCGCTCGTCGGCGTTCTTGGTCTTGTCGCCGAAGCCCTGCACGGCGGCCTGGAGACGGTCGTACGCCGACGTGCCGGTGCTGGCTGTGCCGTTGACCGCCTTGTTCAATTCCTTCGCTTTGGACTTCGACTTGTCCAACTCGCCGCTCATTCCCTTCAGCGCATCGGCGGCGGCCTTGTACTTCTCCCCCTGGGGCGTCATCTTCAGGATGTCGGCTTTGGGACCCATCGACACATAGCGCTCGGTCTCCTTCGCGAGACCGCGCAGCCTTTTCTCCAGTCCGTCAATGGAGCCGCCCTGATCGAGGTAGGCGTCCGTGACCTGCTTCAAGCTCACGTCGGCACTACGGAGGACGTCGACGAGCTTGCTCTTGCCGTCGGAGAGCTTGACGTCCTGGAGATACTGCGCCGCCTGAGCCCTGACGTTCGCGTCGATCTGGCCGTTCGAGTCCGCGAGGGCCTGTGCCAGGGAGCTGATGCGTTCCTCGTGTGCGGCTGCGGCGCGGGCTGCGGCCTCCTGCTTCGCGGCGAGCAGTCCCAGCCCGATCGTGACGCCGGCGATGGCGATTCCGAGAGGCCCGCCGAGCGCGGCCGTCATGCCGCCGAGTGATCTGGAGGCCACCCGGTTCGCGGCTCCGATGCCGCGCAGCGTGCCGGACAGGCGTCCGCCCTCGGCGGCGGCGGTGCGGTAGGCGCTACCCATGCGCTGCCACACGGTGGCCTGGGGGCCGATCGTCCCGGCCGCGAGGGTGCCGCGCATGACGTTGCCCAGCGCTGTTGCGGACCGAGTGGCCGCGGTCACCGATGTGCCGAATCCGCGAAGCGCGGTCGAGACGGCGGAGACGACCTTGAGTGCGAGCATCGTGCCGAGCAGCGCGGCCAGGGCAGTGTTCGCGCCGGGTATCGCACTCATCAGTGAGTTGAAGATGTGCAGCAGGCCGTTGAAGGCGGCCAGGAGGACGCCGAGCCCGCTGCCAGCCGCTGAGAGGTTCCCGAACGCGGTAGCCAAATTGGAGACGAGGCTGATCAGCGCCGGTCCAATCGAGTGGCCGACGGAATCGAAGAAGCTCCCAAGTGCGGGCATCAGCTCCGTACGGAGCTGCCTGATCAGATCCGTGACGCCGTTGTCCTTCGCAGCTCGCCCCAGTCCGCGGAAGAAGTCCCCGACCAGGAGGTTCAATTCGTGGAACGTGGGCGCGGCGTCGGAGAAGAACTGCTTCATCGACGCCTGGCCCTTGGCCGAGTTCGCCCACTGCTTGAAGCGGTTCATGGTGCCCTCGAACCCGTCGAGCAGGGCGTTACCGCTGTCCTGCGCCGCCTTGCCGACGCCGCCGAGACCTTTGACCAGGTCCCAGGTGGAGCGGCCGAGCTGCGCCGCCTTGTCCCCGGCGTGATCAAGAAATCTGGACAGGGAACCGGTCTCTCGTCCGGCCTGGACGGAGGCCCGTGCCCATTGCGCGAACCTTTCCGCGCCGCGGCTGACCCGCTCGACGAAAGGGCCGGAAGCCACCAGGAAGTCGAGGCTCGCGTGCCCGAGGTTGGCGAGCCCATCGTTCATGTGACCGATGGCCGTGCTGTTGGTGGCCGCGATCTTCTTGAAGTCCCGGCGGAACGGGCCGGTCTGCATGAACTGTGCGCCGCGCTTGGCGAGATTGCCCATCTGGCCAGCCGTGTCGCCGAGCGAGTCCTTGAGGAGCGGCAGCACCGCGGATGAGAGGGGCTTGACCTCTTCTGCGACCTGCGAAAAGAAGCGCTCCTGCACGGACTGGCGCATCTTGCGCCACGCGCTGCTCAGGCTGGCAACCGTCGTGACGGTCTTGCGAGCGGAGGTGGACAGCCCGTTGAGGGACTGAGCCAGGGCCTCCTGCTGTGCCTTGGTCTGTTTGGAGCCGGAGGCGGCTTGCTGCTGAGCCTTGAGGGTCTGCTTCAGGGCCTCGCCGAACCCGCCGAATGCTGTCTTCGTGCTAATCGCCGCTACACCGGCTGCGGCGATCAGCCCGGGTATCGCGCCGAGGACACCGACGGCGGGCGCGGCGGCCGAGACGAGCGCGGTCAGTCCGGCGCCGTACTGGGTGAGCGCGGCCACGGCGGGCTGGGCGAGGGAGACCAGGGAGCCGATGCCGAGCATCCGCATCGACCTGCGACCGTGCGGCATCCGCATCCACACCGGCACGTTGACCGGTGTGCGGTCGGCTTCGCCCTGCGCGCCGCGGATCAGGTCGCGGACGCCCGACAGCAAGCCGCCGCTGCGGCTCCGGCTGTCCGAGTCACCATTGGGCAGGACGGGCACGCGGACGTCAGTACCGGCGATGCGCCGCGTGATGTCGTCCAACTCGGCGCGGAGACGCTGGTCGTCGATCTTGATCTTGACCTTGGCGCTGACGCCCTTCGACGCCTCCTTCACAGCGGTCTCGAGCTTCTTGCGCAGGCCCTTGGCGTCGACCTTGAGCTTGACCTTGACGGCCAGGCCCTCGGCGGCCTCCTCGACCTTCGTGCGCAGCTCACGCGCGAATCCGGCGAGGTTGGCGACGACCGGCACGTCAAGGCGGCCGGCCTGCATGCCCTCAGCCACGGCGGACCATTCCTCTCTGCATTGCGGCCGCGAGCATCTGACGGTGCCCGGTGAGCTTGGGGGCGGGCTGCGGCTGCGACTGCGCGCCAGATGACTCGAGGGCGGCGTCGGCGGGGTGGTACGGACGAGGGACGGACGTCGGTTCTTCACGACGCCGGTCAGCGGCCAGGATGCTGACCTCTTCGATCAGCTGTGCCAGGAGTTCCGTCTCCTTGGTCCACCCGGCGATCTGGGCGGACTGGATACGGGACTCCTCGGGGAGGCCGTCGATCAGGACGATCAGACGCCTCAGCCCGAGGAAGCCGGGCTCTCCGGGGCGCCGCCAGATTCCTCGGGCGTCGAGTCCGTGGAATCGGCTGAGGTCGGACTCGACGTCTCCCCATCGCTCTCGGAGGAGTCGCCCAGTCCGAAGGACTTTCCCAGGTCAACTCCGTAGACCTTGATCAGGCCCACGGTGAGGCGGACGTATGCGGGGAGCGACGGGTTCAGGTCCTCGAACCGCTTGTACTCCTCCGTGCCGAGGAGGATGCGGTGCACCTCGTAGATCGCCTCGACGAACTGGCGCGGCAGATGAGGCCGCTTGAAGATGAGGTCGATGACGACAGACGCGGTCGGGTTCTCGCTGGCGTCGATCACGTCGCGGAGCAGGCCGACCAGGTCGAGTTCATCGGCGAGCAGCGGGTCGAGCGTCTTGGCGGGCAGCTCGGCCGGGTAGATGAACTGCTCGCCGTGGAAGAGCACCGGAATGCCGTGGGGGTACTGGACCTCTCGGCGTTCGGCGGCGTCGAGGTCGATGACGAAGGACATGAAGGGCTGGCCTCTCGTGTGTGCGGGCTGAGTCGCGGGTGCGGCAGCACGCGGACACTGGCAAGTCGGTGAGGCTTGCGTCGCACGCTGCTGCGGTGAGAGATCAGCCGCCCGTCGGCGGCGCGACCGGGGCGAAGGACGGGTCGTTGGTGATGACGTACCAGGCGTCGGAGTCATCACCGCCCTGCACCGCGAGTCTGAGCGGCAACACGGCTTCCTTGGTCTTGGCGAGTTCGGTGTTCACGCCCTCCATCTGCATGGTGCGCGGGACCATGTAGCGGTAGTTCTTGCCGCCGTCGATCACCTCGATGCACGCGGCGATCTCGGTGCGCGAACCGATCCTCGGTGGCGTGAACTTGTAGTGCTTCTTGGAGTCCTGGGCGGTGACTTCGGCGATTTCACCGCCGCCGTACACGGCCCGGAAGTTCTCGCCGGACCACTGCTGGAGGTCGACTTCGATGGTCGACGCATCCTGCGTTTGGAAAGTTCGGGTCGGGTACGAGGACTGGGCAGAGCGGACCTGCTCAAAGTTCGGTTCGTTATTGAACTTCAAGCTGTCCTCGGTGGTCAGGCCGACGGCGCGCCAGCCCGTGGGCATTGCGACGGTGGCGTCGGTCGGCGCTGTGGTGCCGACTTCGGCGAGCCACACGCGGGTGAGCGAGGGGATGACAATTTCGTTGTTGTTGGCTGTCTCGCCTGCCATGACGGGCTTCTCCCTAGGGTCCGGTGATGTGGCCCCGGAACCTTGGGGAGAGCAAGGGGTTAACGTCGCGCGCTGACCGGGGCGCTACGGTGCTTCCCAGAGGGTCCGCGCGACGTGCTCGGTTCCTCGGGGCATACGCGGACGGCTCGCGCAGTGCCAGCCGCCGCGGGGTGGGCGCCGCGCGATGATTCGCCACCCGGCGCCGCGCAGGCTCGCCCCGGACTCACCCTTCTGGGTGTACGTGATCAGGCGGGAGTAGCCCAGGGCCTGCGCCGCGCGCCAGCAGGCGCCGTAGAGCAGGCTGTTGGCGTTGCGGACGCCGTCCGTCGCTGTACGGGTGACCTCCAGCGTCTCGCTGTCGTCGAGGTGACGGGCGACGGGACGCCCGACGATCGCTACGGCCCGCAGCACGCCGTGCTGGTCAGCGGCACCGACGGTGAAAACGGCACCGGGTGGCGGCCTGTGGTGCCGGTGCCACTCGGCGACGAACTCCTTCGCCTGTTTCTGCCGCAGGGGCACGAGGTGTAGACGCACCCCCTCGACCTCGATGTTCATGGCCCGGCCCTCGCCTGAGGGTGGAGGGTGACCAGCAGGCCGAGGAGCCATCGCGGCTGCCCGTCGACGAGCGGTGACCACAGGAGCGTGCCGGAGGACCGGACGCCGCTGATAACGGGCTGGCCCGGTATGTGTGGGGTGTCGGGCAGTTCGGTGACGGCAGCCGCGCAGACGAGGATGATCCGCCGCAGTTCGGCCTGTCCCGGCCAGCCGCCGGGGTCGCCGTACACCTCCAGGGTCACCTCGGGCTGCGTCGCCCACGTCAGGGTGCGCATGTCTCCGCCGGGCCCGTGGGCGACGCGCAGGTGTGGCCATGGTGCCTCGGCGATCCCGGACACGCGGCCGGGGCCGCCCAGGGCGTCGGTCACGCGCGTGTGCTTCTGGAGCCAGGTGAGGATCGCCGATACCGGATCGGCGTCGGCGAGTTCTAATGTGGCGGCCATCAGGCGTGAGCGACGTAGCCCTGCATGCGCAGACGGCTGGCGTAGTCGGCAGGTACGCGGACCTTGGCGCCCGGAAGGTAGTCGGTGCCCTCGATATTGAGGTGGTGCGACAGCGTGATGGTCTCCATCCCCGTGCCGAGCGCGGAGGTGACGTGGACAGTTTTGACCTCGTCCGCCGGGGGCTCCGGTGCGGTGGTCTTGGTGATGTTCTTCGTAGTCATGCCGCGCACTGTGAGCGCTGGCCAGTGCTTGCGTCGCGCGCTCGCATGGGAGGGCGCACGTCAGCGTCGGGCGGCCACGATCGCCGCCGCGTGGGCCATGAAGTGGGTGCCGTCGGCCAACAGATTGCCGGGGTAGATGGTGCCCACTTCGGCCTCGACGACCATCGGACCACGCGCCGTTACGGTCACGGTGACCCTCTTACCGGTGATGATCGGCTGGCCGGTGCTGATGTTCCGGGCGATACCCTCCGGGTCGATCGCCGCGGTGCAGCGGCAGTTCTTCAGGTTCGCGACGGCGCGGGACGACTGGTCGCGGGGCTGGAGCATGTAGGTGTTCGGGCCGGCGCCGCGGTGCTTGCGGTCCCATTCCATGCTGTTGACCTTGAAACGCAAGTTGCCGGGGACGACCTGGCCCTGCGCCTGGATGTGGGCAGGGCGAACCTTGTCGTCGGCCATCGTGACCCACCGTTTCGTAGGCGGCGCCAAGCGCTTGGCCTCGACCTCGACTTGGTGGGCGATGCGCTGGACGTGCGGGGTGATCATCCGCGCGAGCAGGGTTTCCAGCGATGGGTTCGGGGTGAACTTCGCCATCACGGCACCTCCGGGGGATTGCGGGTGGCGGTGGCCTGGACGTAGTCGACAGCCGGGCAACCGGGCACGTGGTGGAGGCGGGAGGTGGTGACGGTCCACGTCATGCCGGTTTCGTCGCCGACGACATCGCCGGGCTCCACGGGCCAGGCGGCGGGGTCCAAGCGCAGGGACCAAGCGTTGTCCGGCTGCTCCAGTGCGGAGCCGGGCCAGGTGCCGCGCGGCTCCGGCCGCTGGTTCGGGGCCGACGGCACCGGGACGCCGTTGGCGTCCCGGTGCCATGGGTGCTCGAGCGCGTACAGCGTCAGTAGCCGGTTTGGCAGGACGACAGCCACGGCCCTCAGCCCTTTCCGGGGATGACGAGGGCCTGCCGGATACCTGTGGTCACTGCGGTGACGTACGCGGTGAAGGCGGCCGTGGTGTTCTTCCTGTTCGCGCGGCTCATGTCGCCGCCCTGGAAGAACTGAGTGCGCTGGGCGTTGGTGAGTTCGAGCTGCACGCCCATGCGGCGGGTGCTGCGGTTGGTGATGTTCGCCGGATCGGTTCCGCTGAGGTCTTCGGAAGCCACGCTGACCGCGAAGCCCGCGTTGGCCAGGGCCTCGCCGATCTGGTCGCGGAGGTTGTAGTCCAATCCGCCGAGATAGGTCAGCGCCGTGGTGCCGGCTGCGCCGTGCCAGGACACGATGTGGCTCGCGGCCTTCGCCATAGCCAGGCCCTGCGGCTCGTCGAACCGGGTTGAGGTGATGTGCAGCTCGGTGTTGGTGCCTGGGTCCTTGAACCCGTCGAGGGTGTAGAAGTCATGGACGTCGCCCGCGGCCGCGTCGGCAAGTTCGGTGGTGCCTTGCTCGATCCCGCCACCGTGGATGGCCAGGTGCAGCAGGCTGGAGAACGCGCTCGTGCGCCATGTGCGCTGGTAGTGGATGCCTTCGATCTGGCCGCTGGCCAGCTCCGCATACGACTGGTACAGGTCCCCCATGGGGGCTGTTCCTTCCTTCCCGTCAGCGCCAGCGCCGCGTGCGGCCGGACGAGTATGGCCATGGGGCGCGCGGCGGGCGGGACAGAGGCTGGAACACCAGGCGGCGCAGCCGGTTGAGGCTGTTGAGCGTGGGAAGAGCGCCCGCCTGCCCGGTGGTGGGGGCGGAGTCGTACGAGACCGACTGGCCTTCGGCACTCACCGAGGAGACTCGGCGGCCGGGCCCCGTGTTCTGATCGGGGCGCTGCCGTACAGACTCGGCGGCGTGCGCGACGACGTATCGCACGACCGTCTCCTCCTGGGCGCCGTTCAGACCAATGAGGAGATCTACGTCGTACCTCCCATTGGGATTGGCTCGGTAGGTGACTACCTCGGCGATGTCGTCGAGGCGGAGGGGCCAGGCGTCGATGTCGTCGAGCGTGTCCGCCCAGTGGGGGGTGACCCCGCGCACAGTGGTCGCGGTCGGCACCAGTGACCGGTTGAGGTACGCGGCGACGTCGGCTTGCGCATTGCGGATCTCCTCCTCGTAGGTGGTGCGCTGGGCGGAGGTGAGGGGAAGCGGGACGCCGAGGGCGTCCGCAACTGCTTCGGGTGAGCCGACCAGGCCCTGGCCCGTGGGCAGGTCGAGGCGAACGGACGTGTCCGTGACGGGCTGCGCGGCCGAACTGGGGGTGAAAGTGACCGTTCCCCAGTACCGGCCCGGGGCGGCGGTGGGCAGATCGAACCGGTACACCCCGGCGCGGAGACGGACGGCGGGTGCAGCCGACGCGATTACCGGCCCGTCGCGCTCGGGTGTGGCGTACAGGTCGAGGCGCGTCACCTCGCCGCCGGCTGGGCCCGGGTCGTAGTGAGCCCCGGCCCACATGGGCTTGTGGTCGTAGACCGACACTCGCTTCTCCCTTACTGGTTGCTGCCAAGACGCGCGGCCTGCGCGTCGAGGCGCTCGCGGATGCGGGCGGCGATGCTCTCGGAGACGACGGCGCCCTTGGGCTGGAGGAGCCGCGTGACGGGGTTGCGGTGCGGCCCGAGGAAGGTGCGCTCGACCAGACGGACGGCGCATTGGCGGGTCGAGCCGAACGGAGTGAGCGGCACGAACACGGTGTCGACGTCCGCAGGCGGCTGACCTGTGGCGTCGTCGAGGATGACGTCGGACAGGTTTTCCTCGTCGGGGATGACCTCGGTCGGCGTGACGTACGGGCTCGGCGCCGGGGGCTCCGGGGCCTCGTCGACGTGCGGCGGTTCCAGCGGGGCGGCGTCCGGCGAGGCGAGGGCCGAGTCGACCTCGGGGGCCTCAGCCTCCGGGGCGGTCGCCTCGGCCTGGACCTCTTCAGCGGCCGTCTTCGCGGCGGTCTTACGGGCGCGGGCAGTGGTGGCCATGGGTGGCTCCTCAAACGATGTCGGTCCGATCGCGCGCACTCTGCACAGGGGGTTCGGCTTGTGTCGCGCGGTGCGGGACGGTCGCGATGTCCGAGCTCGAAGGTCTGGGCCCGCAGGCGTCAAGAAATCGGGCGGCCGGGAGACGGGGACGGTGTCCCCGTCTCCGCTTCGTCGTTCCGGTCAGCCTCCGGCCGGGGCCTCGTAGGTGAAGCCGTTGGCCTTGGAGATGGTGCCGCTGTCGTCGGTGAGGTCGACGGCCACGGCTCCGGCCCCGCCGGGAGGTGTCTTCACGGTCAGCTCGGTGGCCGAGCGGACGTGAAGGTCGGCGCCGACGGTGCCGCCGAAGGTGATGGCGGAGACACCGTCGAGGTGGGCACCCTTGATCGTGATGGTGGTGCCACCTGCGGCCGGGCCCTTGGTGGGGCTGATGCTGGCGACGATCGCCGCGGTGAACAGCCGGTCGACGGCAGAGCGCAGGACGATGGCCCCGGCCTGGTAGAGCAGGAAGCGCTTGGAGCCCTCGGGCTGCCCGTCGCCGCGCCCGTACGGCTCGGAGACGTAGATGTCTTCGGTGACCCTGACGGGCGGATCGTCGAGCGTGGCCGCGGGGAACGCCGCCTTCGTGATGCGGGTGCCATCCTGGCGATATAGGCCCATGGTGTCCTTCCTCCGACGCGATGGTTCGGGCGAGGATGCCCTCCGACACGTGCTTGGGTCGCGCGCTACGGGCGGCAGACGCAGTTGCACAACCCGCGAATGATCTTGCTTGGGGTCTTCGCTACAGCAGTCGGAGGTGGTCCCAGCCGTCCGGCCCAACGCTGAAGACGAGCAGGCCGGCGGAGGAGACCTCACCGGAGCGGGCCGCGTACCAGTCCGATCCGTTGTCGAGGGTGGGCGCCTGGATGTGAAGGCGGCCGTTGCCGAGCTGCTGGGCACGGAAATGGTGGTAGTGGCCGGTGACCAAGATGGTGGCGTCCGCGATGGCCTGTCGGCCGAAGCTCTGCGCCCTCCACCAATCTCCGGCCTTCTCTGGCCTGGGGTATTGATGGCCGTGAGCCAGACCCACCGTGGTCCCCGCGATGTTCAGGCTCACGGTCTCCCGCCACTTCTCCGGCAGGACGAATGAGACGTGCCCGTACGCAGCGGTGTTGCGGGCGTACGCGTCGGCGATCTGCGACATGACCTCGATGCCCCAGTCGTCGTTGGGCGGGCCGACGGCTTCGCGGCCGCGACGGACCCGGCCGTGGTTGGAACCGCACGTCGCTACAACGACGCGGCTGAAGCGTCCGGCGAGACGGTCCAGACCCTCAAAGGTGATCCGGCGGTGCACGCGGATCATCTCCGTCATGGATAGGTCGTTGGTTTGCGCCTGCTGCGCGGTGTTCTCGTAGTTCTCGACGCAGTCCCCGGCGTCCAACCAGTACGCGACCGTGGGGCCTTGGCCGATGGCCTTCAGGTCCCGTACATGGTCGTAGAGCCTGTCGAACCGTTCGGCCACGCGCCCGATCAGCTCCGGGGTTCCGCCGTCCCTGCCCACCTTGCCAGCCTGTGCATCGGCGTACACGACGACGAGGGCACGCTCCGCGGTGTCGGGGGTTGTACGAGGCTTGCGGCGGCAGCGCATCGCGTCGCGGACCAGGGCGTCGACGTCGCCTGCGGAGAGCCATGCGGGGGCGGCGGGTTCGACAACGTAGCGGCAGCGCCAGACCGGCCGGGTGACCGCGTCCTCGCCCTGGGCGTTGCGGTGCCATGCGGCTGGGTCGTGGCGGGCCTCGATGAGGCGGACTCTCCAGCCGTCGGGGATGGCGAGTCCGAGTTCTTCGACGCTGGCGCGCCAGTCCGCTTCGCTGTTCGGAGGCTGCTCGGCTGCCGGGGCGGTGACGACCATTGTGCCGCTCGGCTCGTACTGGACTCCCGCCTCCCAGCCGCGGGGCGCGGGGGCGGGGGCCCGCAGGACCTCGCTCGGCTGTGACTGAGCGGCGTGCGTGGGTTGGAGCAGGGCCGCCAGGTCGTTCGTCAAGGTCATCGCGCGCACCGGCATCCGTTGGCCCTGCCGCGGCGACGGTGGCGGGCCACGGTGTAGGCAGTGACCGTCTGGCCATGCTGGCTGAGTACTTCGGCGATGGCGGTGGAAGAGACCGTGCGGGTGTCGAGGATGCGGCGCAGGGTCGCCGCGGTCTCCTCGTCGACCGACGTGAGTACGGTCCCGACGCTGCACAGCGGGCCCTTGCGCACTGTCGGCGTGTCGATCAGCGCGTCCAGGTCAGCGCCGAGTCCGACGAGTTTTTTGTTCGTCACCGGCTTTCCTCCGTGTCGGGGCGTGAAGAAGAAGGCGGAGGGGAGGCGTCGGCACGGCGGGCGGCGCCTCCCTCATCGGGGTCAGCCGGTGGTGGGCTGGGTCCAGGTGCCGATCACGAAGGACTCCGGACGCGGAACCTCCAGGGCCACACGCTCATCCGCCCGGAAGGTGATCAAGCCCTTCTCGAAGTTGTCCGCGTTCTCCGAGGACACGGTGACGCTGACTGACTCTCTGTCGTGCAGTTGAGCGCCGAGGCCGAATGCGCCGACGAGGAAGTTTTCGTCCGCCACCGCGGTCGTCTCGACGACGTCCAGGCGCCAGACGCGCTTGGTGGCGCCGACGGCGATCTGCAAGGCGACGCGGAACGCGCCGGTCTTGTCCTCCTCGACCTCAACGTGCTCCCACATGGTCGGGCTCAACACGATGCCGGTCGGGTCATATTCGGCGAGCAGGGCCTTAGTAATGCTTCGCCTGATCTGGACGCTGTACTGGTCGGTATTCAGCCCCGTGTACTGCTGGACACCGGGGGTGTTGAAGATTCCGGTGAGGCTCTGGCCGTCGCCGACCGAGTGCAAGAGATCCCAGTCCTCCTGGTACTTCACGCCTTCGATCATCCTGCCGTTGATGAAGGTCTTCAGGCGGGGCTCGTCCGCCAAAATGTTCTTGTGCGCGTCCAGCAGGTGGGCGATCTCGCTGACGGGGTACATCACCGGGACGAGCGCGAGCTTGGAGCGGGGTGCTCGACCCCAGGTGTCGGTATCGGCGCCGGTCGCCGGGCTGGTGCCGTCGGCGGCGTAGCGTTCCTTCACCTGCTTGGCGTTGTTGGTCCAGCCGGTCTCGCGCGCGCCGTAGAGCACGGCTTGCTTGGTGCTGCTCTTGGGGAACAGGTCGCGGATGTGGAACTTGCGGTACTCGCGCTCGGCCAGCCCGAGGTTCTGCGCGGAACCGAGGGTCTGGTGCGTGACGGTGCCGGCCGACAGGCTGAAGATGCTCTTGCCCTCCATCTCCGCGCGCACGTATGGGCGGTCGCGGAATCCGGCCTGGGCGGCGTTCTTGTAGGCATCGCTCTCGACGAACAGGTCACCGAGGGACTTGCCCTCCATGACGCCTGACGGCTTCTGCCCATAATGCTGGCCCGCAGCGGGCACGGAGTCGGGCTCGGCGAGGTACTGCTTGACCTCGCTCAGGCCCTCGGCGTCGGCGATGAGCTGCTTGAGCTCCATCGCCTCGGCGGAGACCCTCTTGAAGGCGTTGGCCTGCTCGGTGCTGACGACGAAGCCGCCGTTGTCCTCCACCTTGAACGTCTGCGAGATCCGCTCGGCCTCGGCGGACTTCTCGGCGAGCTGGGCCTTGAGGCTGTTGACCAGGCTTTTGTTCTCAGCCATTGCGGGGTGCTCTCTCCCTGATGCTGGGTGCGGTTGACGTGCGTCGCTCGCCCGGCCAGCACCGGGACGACCCGACAACAGGAGGCATTTGAGAGAGCGGGAGTGCTTAATGTCGCGCGCTGCTGCACCTCACGAGTTCAAGAGAAGGCTGTAGACGCGCTCTGGCCTGCTGTTCTGTTGTTCTTGACGGTCGTGCCGCCGCGTGCCTGAGAGAGCCGTCAGCCTGGCTGTGAGGCTGAGTTGCGTGCACCTACCCCTGAATCGCGGCGAGTTGGGCCTTGACCTCGTCGGCGTCGAGGCGGACGGTGTCCTTCTCGCTGCCATCGCCTTCTTCGTCGCCGCCGTCGTCCGGCGCGTCGTCGGTACCAGGTGCGGTGTCGTGTGGTTCGTCATATGGATCGTCGTCCCACAGGTCGATGCCGCTGCCCGCCATCGGGGAGGGCGCGGCAGGAGGCTGCTCCTGCTCAGGCTCGTCGGCGGGGCCAAGGTCGAGTCCCTTAGAGGAGAGCGCGGCGAGGAGGTCGCCGACGGTCGCACGTACAGGGCCAAGCTGCTCGGCGTCTTCGGCGGTCCGGATGCGGGCGGTGGCGTCAGCGAGAGCGCGCATGGTCGGCTGGACGACGCGGCTGTCGGTCGTTTCGCTGCTGTCCGCTTCACGAGCTGAGCCCTGATCGGGGATGACGACCGTGGTCAGCTCGACGGGTTGCGGGATACCGAGGGATATCTCGGGGCCGGTGCTCTCGTACGGCACGGCGTAGGTGGCGGCGTCGGTACCGTCCTGGTGGACGGAGACGATGACGCGGTCGGGGTAAGTGGCCTCGACGCACGTCCATGCGCCGTCCTCATTGGCGAGCAGACGACGGACGGCTGCACTGACGCGGTCTCGGGTCTCCTCGTACGACGCGGGCAGGGGCTGGATCGGCGGCACGGCGGCTCCTGGGGGGATGCGGGATTTGGCTTCGATGACGGCGGCGCGAGCACTCTTGCTTTGGGGCGCACGGGCAGTGAGGGGATGGCCTGCGGCGGCGTGGTTCCTGGTGCCTATCGCGGCTTTCGCCTCCAGGACGGCGGCGCGGGCGGTCTTCGCCTCGACCGTGGCCCGCATTTCGAGGTCCTTCTTGCCCGATGGTGCAAGCGCAGTCGTGGGCGCCGGTTCGTCGGAGGCGGCACCGGTGAGACGGATGGGGGTGGCGTCCGGCCCGCGGACGACGTGCACGGTGTCGAAGGCGACGGGGATGGGCGGCACGGTCGGGGTGTCGGCGGGCAGGTCGTATCCGAGTGTGATGTGCGGGGTGAATCCGTGGTTGGTGCGCAGGGTCCCGGCCAGAGGGGACACTTCGAGTACGTCCACGATTCGGCGACGCAGTTCGGTCAGGCCCGGCACGTCGACCGGAACGAACATCGGCTCGCCGTCTCCGCTGTCGGGGAAGCGGCCGATGCCTCCGATCGTGCCGCGGATCGGCTCGGCGCCGTCGAGCGCCACGGCGACAATCTCGGCGAGATCGTCTGGGTGCCCGGGGAGTTGGTCAGCCTCGCCCAGGTAGGCGAGAGTGACGTGTAGGTCGCGCGGTGCCGTCCCGTCGCGGTGGGAGATCTTCTCCGCGAGATCGGCAGGGAGGTAGAGCGCCACCATGACACCACGGCCGCCCTGCTTCTCGGCGGCCTTGACGTCGATGTGGCTGCTGGACGCGGTGGTTTTGTGCTCCAACTCGGCCATGCGCGAGTCGGCCTTGACCTCCAGCGACTGCGTCATGGGGTGCGCGCCGTGCAGCACCGGAGAGACCTCGTACAGGTCGAGCTTGTGGATCACGCGGACACCGTCGGAGCGCTTCGTCGCCCCGCTCGGCGGGACCCGGTAGCCGATGGAGAATTGGGCTTGTCCGTGGATGTGCCACTGCCGTACCTGCTCATAGACGTCGCGTCCCTTGGACGTGCGCAGGTTGAACGCGATGGTCGCGACGAGCGCTCCGGCCCCGGCGGGCCAGTTCGGGATGTCAGCAAACCGGGGGTCGCCGGGCTGCCACTCGGCGATGTCCAGCACGACGCCGATGGGCTCTTTCCACTCGTGGTGCCAGACGGTCTTGACGGGTCTGGTCGCCAGGGTGTGGGCAAACGCTCCGGGAGTGATGAGGTCCGCGACTTCATCAACGACACCGGTGACGGCGAAGATCGCCTTGCAGATGCCCTTGTGGGGTGCAGGTGCTCGGGGCGTGTGGGCAGTCGGCACGGTGAGGATCCTCCGGCGATGGACAGTTGACCGCCGGGACCGTGCCGTGCTCGCTGCGCTACTGTCCTGTGCTCGCCTCTGCCTCCGGGTTCTTCGCCTCCGCAGCGGTGCGCGCCGCGATCCATCCTTGGGCCCAGTATCGGGCGCCGAACTGCTGCTCCGGGTCGGCGCTGTACTGGTCGTAGGGACAGGCGTCGGAGGGGTCTCCGGCCGCGAACGCGGCTTTGCCCTCGTTGAGCAGCGCCAGATACGCCTGGCGGTTCAACTCCACCGGTACGGCTCCTAACTCTGCTTCGGCGGGAACAACGGGTCCTGTCCGCCGTGGTCGGCTGATTCGCCCCCGTCGCGGTCGGTCTGGCTGTGGGTGCGGGTCATCTGGGCGTCGTCGACGTCGATGGCCCACACGTCCGGGTCGGTGTACCGCCACACCTGGCCGACGTCGTCGCGGACCCATCCGGTCAGTGTGCCGTCTGGAGCCTGATCGAGCCACGCCTCCTCGCCGTTGGCTCCCTTGTAGGCGGCGAACGCGGCGGAGGCGTCGGACTCGTCGCCCTCGTCGTACATGTCGCCGGACCACGGGCGGCCCGAGTCATCCTCCGGTCCTGGGGTGGGGTCGGCAAGCTCGCCGTCCGCTGTCTCGGTGCCGTTGGCTGGCTCAGGCACTTCCTTATCCGGGGCCTCCTTCTCGGATACCTCCTCGTCTGCCCGAACCTCTCGGTCCGGGGTGTCTTCATCGGGGGTGGCCACGCGCTCTGCGCTCGGGTCGCTCTCGGGCGGCGGCGCGGCGGGTTCGGGGTTGCCCGCAGCCGAGACGTCCTGCTCCAGGTCTTCGTCGTCGTCCCTGAACGGCTTGCTGCCTTTGGGGAGTGCCTTGATGGCAATTGCGTATCTGGTCACGCTGTGCAGGGTGGGGAGGGCGACCGGCTAGTGTCGTGCGTTGCTCGTCCCATAATTCCGCGCTGCTCAGCGGTTATCGATGATGTTGGTGTACCGGCGGAGGACGGCGAGAACAGCCTCCCTGTCGTCTCCGGCCACCGTGCGCAGCGGGCCCGTGGGCGTCAACGCGATCGACTCGCCCGTATGAAGCTCGACGAGTGCCGCCGCGCGGACGGAGCCGACCACCGGCCGGTCCGTGTCCCCGGTGACCTGCACCTGGTAGGCGGATCCGTCGTCGAACCGGCCGGTGACGGTGGGGAGCATCGTCTCCTCCTTCATCGTGTGGCGAGTAGGCCGAGGAGGAACGACCTCAAGTCGTCGTCGAGGTACCAGTCGCCGGTGAACAGCGCTTGTAGGGACCGGGCGAGGCTGTCACCTGTGTCCGGCTGCGTCTGCTGCTGCGCTAGGAGGCGTCCCAGGGCGGTGCGGTCGAGAATGCGGGCGCCGGGGCGACCGGTGTGCGTCCGCGTGAACCAGAACGCACGCTGCGCGGCGTCCAGGTCCGGCAGGTGCCCGGCCAGGTGCTGCGCCAGGACGTGCGCGGCCGTACCGACTCCAGCGTCGCCGAGGTCGGCGACGGTCGCACGGCGTGCGTCGGGCTCGTAGCGGCCGACATCTCCGTCGACGGCGGTGAGCCGGCGGCCGTCCGGGGTAGCGAGCCAGTCCCTTGGGATGAGGCGCTGCACGTCGCGGATGGCGCGCTCGGCGTCCGGGGTGCTTTCTGGGCCGAACACGATGCCCGCGTTACCCCGGGGACCGAGGTCGCGGACGTCGGCCAGGGCCGCTGCGACGGCGTCGGGCACCGCGGCGGCGTACCGGCTGCGCAGGTCCTCCCACTCGTGGCGTGCGGCGGCAGCCTCCATCCGGGCGGCGGCGATCTCCACGTCGACGTCCGGGTCCTGGATGGTGCTGCTGGTCCGGGCAGCCTGGAGGTTGAGCAAGCGGCGCTCGGTGGCGGCCACGTAGTCGTCCGCGTGCTGGAGGGTGCCATGCGGATCGCCGCTGAAGTCGCCACCGAGCGCATCAGCCAGGCGGCGGGTCACGTCCTGGTCGACGTCGGTGCCGGCGGCCCGCAGGGCGGCCATCTGCCGCAGCGTGGTGAGGCCCGGCCCGCCGTCGGAGGCCCGGTCCGGCACCCACCGGGTGCCGCTGGAACGGCCAGGAAGTCGGCCTGCGGCGAGCCGCGCCCACGTCGTCGGCTTCCACCACGAGACGCGGCGGGATGTCTGACCGAAGCGGCCACGCTCGGGCAGCAGGTCCGCCCACTGGGACACCCGCGCGGCCAGCGACTCGCCCTCGACATCCGGGAGATTGAGCGCAGCGTGCAGACGCGCCAGGCGGCGGGACTCCGGCCAGTCGCGCACCCGGCGTACCAGACGACGCAGGAACACCCTCAGCCGAGACAGCCGATCACGCGAGTTGCGCCACAACTCGGCGATCTTCCGGGCGGCGGCCTTCACCAGCTCGATCAGGCGACGGCCGATGCGCCCCAGCAGGGCGATCACGTGAGCGAGGAGACCAGGCTGCCGACCGGTGCCCGGGGCCGCGGCCGCCCGACGGACGATGCGCCGGGCGGTCGCCTGGCGGGCACCGTCGAGTTGGGTCGTCAGGATCCGGGTGAGCGCATCGATATCGGCCGGATCGTGCCCGGCCTCTTCGAGCTGCCGCAGAAGCGCGGCCACAGCATCGTCGACGTGCGTGGCGGCGTCGGGGGACCCGTCACCATCCGGCGTGGAACGGTTGCCCGACGTGGCCGGGGTTCTATGACGGGGCACAGGGGAGGGGGCGTCGACCTGGTGAGGGATAAGCCGCAGGAGCCCGGCCGCCCGCTGGGCCAAGTCCTCATCGGACTCACCGGGGAGGGGCACGAGATCGTTGATAGTGCGCAGTGCGGCCCGCACGGTCCGCTCGTGCGCCTTTTCACGGGCCCGACGGAGGGCCTGCTGGATGGCGGCGCGGTCGCGGCCGGTGATGCCTGCGGTGTCCAGGGCGGCGCTCGCGTCCTGGCGGGCGGATCTGCGGGCGCCTTGCAGAGCCTCCGGGGTCAGGTGCCGGGCGATCTGCTCGCGCAGCGCGTGGATGTCGCCGGGCGGCTCGGTCCCGGCAACGGCCTCGTCGATGATGCGCAGGGCCACCGTGCGGCTGTGGTCGGCGACGATCTGACGCCGCAGCGAGGCCAGCGGCGGGTTGGAGGCGCGCGGAGCGGGGGCGGGTGCCGGGTCCGCGGTGCCGTCGGTATCCGGGGGTGGCTCAGGGAGCTGCCACACGGGCATGGCGGCGTGGACCAGGCGGCGTCTCCACTGCCAGTTCTCGTCCTCCAGAAGCAGGCTGCGCACCCCGCCGGGTCCTTCCTCCATGTCGATGACGCGGTAGACGTGAACCTCGTTGCCGCGGCGCTCGTCAGGCATAGCGATGACGTCGCCCTCGCTGATCTGCGCGGCATTGGACGGGCGCGGACGGTCGAGCCCTTCTGGTGCCGGGCGGCCGACGGCGCGGTCGAGGTGATTGGCCGCGCGGAGAGCGGCCCGCCCCTCGGGAGTGGCCGAGTCGGCGTTCGCGCGGAGTTGGGCGGCGAGCGCGGCGGCCTGGTCCGGCGTGACGGGAAGGTCGGCGCCGAGCCGGGCGGCGGCCTGCTGTGCCTCCGGATCATCCTCGGGGTTGGTGCCGTGGTCGGCGATGGCGTCACGATCCGCCGGGGTGAGGTCCGGGTCGATGGTGGGGCCGGTGACGGGGCCGAGGGCGGGCAGCGGCTCGTGCACCGTGAGGTCGGCGGCGGCCGGCGCGTCATCCGGGCCGAGGTCCGGGGCGGCGCCGTTCACCCCCTCGGCCTTGTGGATGACGGCAGTGGCATCCATGTCGATGGTGCCCAGTTCGCCCGTCGTGGTGTCGGCGTAGTCGAGGGTGACGCGGTCGCCGTCGCGGTTGGCACCTAGGACCTCCAGGGTGGTCGGCGTGCCGTCAAGGTCGAGAACGACGATGTCGCCCTCCGCGATCTCGTCGGCGGTCTGCTCACTGATGCCCGTGATGGGAGCGGTCTCGGGAGTGTCGTCGCGGACTTCGCCGACGACGCGCAGGCGGGCGGCGTCGCGCATGACGGTGCCCTGGGAGGTGGTGACTGTGATGCGGTCGCCGTCGGCCTCCTCGACCGGGCCGAGGAGCGCTCCGTGCTCGTCGGAGACGACGTGGCCGTTGCGAACTCGCTGGCCTGTGGAGGTCCAGCCTGCTGGGCGCTGGTCATCGGAATCATCCACGGTGAGGGACGTGGGAGCGACGCCGTTTTCGGTGTCGCCGTTGGCCCAACTCACGGAGGCCGTTGAGTCGGTGACACCGGTGACGGTGCCCTCACGGCCTCCAGTACCGGTGACATGGCTGCCGGGAAAGAGGCCGCGGCCGCGGTTGTCGGTGGCGATGGTGTCCGGCAGGTCGCCGCTGATGACGTCGCCCTGGGCACCGCTCGTGGGGGCGCCGGGGGCAGCGTTCTCGGGAGCTTCGGCGCGTGCCGCGCTGGCGTTGAGCGGGGTGTAGACCGTGCCCCGGCCGCCTGTGCGGCCGTCAGGAGTCTCGCCGATCGTCGTACGCCACATGTCCTCAGTGCGGCCCCGGTGGGTCACGGTGATTCGCTCAGGGGTGTCGAGGACGTACCCAGCTCGGGTCACGGCGCGGCCTTGGCGGGTCGTGCCGTCGATGCGCGCCATGTCGCCGGGCTGGAGCTGGCTGACGCTGGCCCAGTGCGCGGGCTGCCCGCCGATGGGCTCGGGCTCCGGCCGGAGCCCGAGCTCGGCAGTGGTCTCGTCGGTGTTGTCGGAGGTCTGCGTCCGTTCCGGCTCCCGATGGGGCTCAAGGGCTGGGTCGGGATTCTGTGCGGGTGCGTCGTCGGTGCTGGTGCGCGCGGGCTCTGAGTCGTCGGCGCGATTCGCCTCGGGGGCGGCCGCGGCGTCGGGGGTGTCGTCCCTGCGGCGGTTGTCCGGGACGTGCGGGGTGCTCTCGGCCGGGGATGGCTGGTCTGCCGTGCCCGTACGCGGCTCGTCCGCGTCGCCGGGGGCGGGCATCCCCTCGCCGACGGATGGCTCTCGTGGAGTGCTGGGCGCGGCCGGGACCGCTCCGTCCGGTTCGTCGACGGGGGCGCCCGGAACCCGGCTCTCGTCCTGGGAGAACCCGGCACGCAGTCGCTCCGCCCAGAAGGACCGGCGCTCAAGGTCCTTGAGCGCATCGTGGTCCTGCGGCTTGCCCTGAGCAGTGGACAGGGCCTCGCGCAGCCACTGGAACTCTTCTCGGACATGCTCCAAGTCCTGCGCCAAGTTCCCACTCGGCGACTGCTGCGAGCGGATCGACTCGATGAGGTGGACGAGCCGGTCGTAGCGCTCCTGGACCGCCGGATCGTTGCTGAGGCTTTCCGGGAGTTCCGGCAGCTCCGGGTTGTGGCCAGCGAGATGTGCCTTCACCGTGTCCCATGCATCCGCGCTGGGGTTCGCGGCGTTGGCGGGGTTCTGCTCGGCCCGCACGACCAGGTTGGCGACGGCCAGGTCCCGGGTGGCGGACCGGCCGTTGTGGTCATGGTTGATCGTTAACAACGGGGTCGCGTCCCACATCGGCCCGTGGTTGTCCGAGTTCTGGGTTACGTCGCGCACGGTGCCGATCCGACGACCGTCCATCCACACGTCGAATGTGCCGGTGCCGACGGCGGTCGGGTGGGCCTCGGCGCGCTCGGCGAGGGCGCGCACCTGGTCGGCGCCGCCGAAGCGGCGATTCGCGTCCTCCTCGGGCTCCGGTGTCAGGGTGAACGACGGCAGGTCGATGTCGTCGATGCCGGGCGCCGTGATGGTGCCTGCGTCAGGCGTGGTCTTGTCAGTGGCAGCCGCGGCGAGGCGCTGCTCCTCCTCGTACTGCTGGCGCTCGACCTTGTCGTCCGCGCGGCGTCGCTGCTTGAACTGGTTGTAGGTGAGGCGTCCGCCGTTGGCGGCGAACCACTCGATCAGTTCCTCGCTGGCGTAGTCCTGCCACCGGCCGAACCGGGACAGAGAGCCGCCGGAGAATAGATCGCGCTCACTGACGGGCGGGAGGCTCCGGCTTGCCCTACTGAAGAAGTAGCCGTTCGTGGCGTCGATCGCGGCGGAGTAGCGAGCCTCGTCGATGTCCTGGAACTCACGCTGGAGGCGCTCCTCGCGGGTCTGCGGGCGGCGAGTGACGTCGAAGGTACCGAAGCCCAGGGCGGCGTCCATCGCCTCGCCGCGGCGTCGAACCTCCTCAGCGTCGGCTGCCGGCGTGCTCGGGATTGCATCCCGCAGCCGCCGGTCGGCGACGTCGCGCTGGTCCATCTCCGCGGCGACACGCATCTGGTCGTTCTCGGAGAGCCCGGCTCCCCACGCGGCGGCGAGAGCATCGTCGCTTAGGTCGGTCAGGTCGTCCGGGAGCGTGACGGCGGGCGTCGGCTCCGGACTGCTGCTGTCCGGGTCGTCGCCATCCTGGAACAGGTCGCGCATCGCACGCAGGGCCTCGGGCAGCGTACGGCCCTGGCGGTCGCGCCACTGGTCGATAGCTTCCGGGGTAAGGGACTGGTGCCAGTCAATCGGCTTTCCGTCCGCGTCGGTGGTGATCTCGAACAGGTCGGCAAGGTCGCGGGCGTCGTGAGCGTCACGCGCGATGAGCGTGATACTGCCGAAACGACCACCGTTGCGGGCCTGAGCGAACTGCCAGCGTTTCATCCCGTCAGTGGTGTCGTCGGTCGTCCAGGTGACCAGGCCGCCGCCGGAGGACAGTGTGAGCGTGGGGTTATCGGCGAGCTGTGCGAGGAACCTGCGCCGCTCAGGGGTGTTCTCCTCCGCAGTCAGCCGGTCACCGCGGCGCCACACGTCGCGCAGGTCGGCCACGGTACGGGGCGACCTATGGTCGGGCGGCCCGCCGTCGCGTCCCGCGCCATCGCCGTCCGCACCGCCGCTGCCCCTGCTGGCCGGGATGCGGGGCAGGTGCGGCAGGTCGCGCCGGGGCATGCCGGGGCCGCCCGGCCCGTCGTCGCCTCGGTCTCCACGGCGCCGACGGCGACGCCGGTCACGGTCGTCTTTGTCGCCCTGGGCGTCCGGCTCGTCAGCACCTGCACTGTCCTCATCCCGGTTGAGGTCGGGGCCGTCCGGCGCTCGCGGGCCACCGTCGGCGCCGACGGGAGCGTCGGCGGGCGAGGCGCCGTCGGTGTCCCGCCGGACTCGGCGGTGGCGCTGGTCGTCGTCCTGGTCCTGCCGATGGGTGTCGTCTTCCTCCTGCTGGCCGTCGTGTCGCTCCGGCTCGGGAGCCTCGTCGCGTGCGGCGCCCCCGTTCTCCGGCCGGGCGGTGTCGCTGGCGTCGCGGTTGTCGGCCGCGGCGCTGCCCGTGGTGTCGTGGTCGTCGGAGCGGTCAGCGTCGGGAACATCGCCTTCGCCGCCGTGGTGGGGGTCAGGCGTGGGTCGCCCGTCGCGGTTGTCGTCGGTGATCTCCTCGTCGGGGTGTCGCAGCCGAAGCTGGGCGTCGCGGCCGTAGAACCGCTCCTCACCATCGTCGGTGACGATCCGGACCCGGCCCCGGCCGGTGACCTTCGGCGGCTCAGCGACCGTGTGCGTGCGTCCGTTCGCATCGGTGTACCGGTCGCCCTCCGCCAGTTCCTCGGGGCGGCGCATCTGGACAGGGCGGAGACGGCTGGTGTCACGGCCCTCGTGGTCCGCGAACATGTCCGGCGTGCCGAACGAATCATCGGGCTGGTCAAGCGGGTTGCTCGGATCGGCGACCTGGGGAGCCTGCTGCTCCGGCTCATCGACGTTGAAGAGGCCACCTTCCGGCTCGGTGGGCTCGGGTTTCTTCGTCTCGGGTTTCGGCGTGCGCCCCGCGCGGCGGTCCTTTTCCGCCTCCAGCACGGCCATGCGGGTGCGATCGGTGCCGGTCAGCTCGCCGTTGGCCATCTCCCGTTCCACCAGGGCCACGATCTCGTCGGCGATTTCTTGATCGGACATGGCCGACGGCGCCTTGGTGCCCTCAGGGCGAATCGCGTCGAGCTGCTGAGCTACCTCGTCACGATCGAGGCTGACCACGTCGTCGGCGGTGTCGGTCTGGGGTGTGTTCGTCGCGTCTGAGGTATCCCTACGCGTGCTGGTCAGCTCGTCCGGCCGGAATGTGGCGCGGCTGCGGCCATTACCGACGTTGACTGAGCCGTCAGGGTTTTCACTGTTGACGTACCAACCCTGGCCGTCGGGGTCGGTTACGGGCTCGTTGAACCGGAAACGGCCCGCGATGAGGTTGCCGCCCTGAGCCGGTGCATGCTGGTCGGTTTCGTGCTCCTCCGGGTCGTCGTCGCCGGGTGCGGCGGGGGTCGACGGGAGGTCGCGGCCACCGTTACCGCCGTCCCCCGTGTCCACTGTGGTGTCCGGCTCGTCGGCGGTCTGTTCCTCCGTGGTGTCGTTGCCGTTGTCTCCGTCAGGGCGGATTTGGTCGAGGGTCTGGGAGACTTCCTCGGCGGATAGCCGGACCCGGTCCCGCTCCTCCGGCATCTCCGGCTTCTCGGCACGCTCCGGTTCGGGGAACCTTCGGTCGAAGTCTTCGAGGGTGAGCACTGCGGCGCCGACCGCAGCCTTGAGCGGGATACGGGCCTCGTACCGTTCCTCAACGATTTCCTGGCGTTTCGCCTTGGTCAGCTTCTTGTCGAGTTCGTCCTCGTCGATCTCGGGGAGCTTGTCAAGGTCGGCGATCCGACCGACCACGTCGTCCAGCAGGTTGGCGCGGGCCCGCGCGTGCTCGATCTGCGGGGTGAAGTCCGCGGCTACCTGCGCCGACTGGAGGAGGGCTATCTGCTCGTCAAGTTCGGGCAGCCGCGCTCGGTCCGCCTGCTGGAGGGCGGGTGCCTTCTCCAGCGCGTTGGTGAGTCGGGTGATCATGCCCGACCCGGCGCCCTTCTTGTTCAGATCCTCCGGTCCGCGCTCGAAGTCGGAGCGGGCCAGATCGGGAAAGCCGACGTGCGCGACGAGCTTGCCGTCCGCGCGGCGTTCGGTGCGCACACCAAAGTCGAGGCCGCCGAACTGGCCCAGGACCTTCCACGGGCCCATGCCGTCGCGATCGTGCTCCAGGAGCTGGGTGGCGACCTGCCGGTGCAGGGCTGCCGCGGCGTCGGAGCGCTCGGTGTACGACATGCCGCCGAGGTTCACGGCGAAGGAGTCGCGGACGTCGCGGATACGGGGCAGGGCCTCCTCGCGGCGGGCGATGCCGATACGGGTGTCGGCGAGTTCCTGCTGAAGGTCGGCCAGGGTCTCCTGACGGCGGACGCGTTCGGCGGCCTCGTTGTGCTGGTCGATCTCCAGGTCGCGCAGCATGCGGCGGGCCTTCATGAGCTGGCTCATGTAGGGGTTGCCGCCGATCTCGGCTTCCATCGTCTCGTAGTCGGGGTAGTCGACGTCGAGTTCCGTGACGGTGTCGCGGGTGTCGCTGTCGGCCATCTCCGGGCGCTGGATGTCGATTAGGCCCTCGGCCTTGGAGGCGACAAACCCAGCCTTCCATGCATCGAGGGAGCCCTTGGTGGCGAAGATGTCGATCTCAACCTCGGCGTTTTGGTTGCCGTAGCGCGGGCCGCGTCCGTTGCGCTGCTCCATCTGCGCGGCGCCCCACTCGAGGTCGACGTGGGTCAGCGACACCATGCGGTTCTGCACGTTCATGCCGGTACCGGCGACGCTGCTGGAGCCGATAAGGACGGCTATCTCGCCGTCGCGAGCGCGACGGAAGAGGGCGGCCAGTGCCTCGGGCTTGCCCGTCTTCTTGTGGTCCTGGACGAACGCGATCTTCTCGGCTGGGATACCGCCTGCGACCATGAGCCGCTTGAGCTCGGCGTACGCGTCGAAGCTGCCGCGGTTGTTGCCGCCCGGCACTCCCTCGTTCAAGAAGATCATCTGAAGGGCACCGGGAATTGGGTGGTCCTCGGTGCTGCCGTAGTACGTCTTGTAAACGCGGTCCTTGTGCTGGTTGTAGCGCTCGACGTGCTTGGTGGCGACGGCGGCGAGCTTGTTGCCCGCCGGGGCCTTGGCGTCGACGAGCCGCGGGTCCAGCGCGACGGACGTGCCCTCGTTGGACACGGCGAGCATGTTGTCCTGCGAGCGGTCGACGTCTCCGTTGTGAATCGCGCGGCCGCGGGCGACCAGCCGCTTGAGGCGGGCTGTCTGGTCCTTGGTCGGGTCGACCATGACCAGGTTGGGGCCACCGTTCGCGATTTTCGGGCGCGGGATGCCAACGTCGTCAGCGCGCTTGGTGTCCGCGACGAGGCCCCACATCGTCTTCATGGCACGGCGGTTGTGGAACTCGGCGAACCGCTCGACGATCCGCAGGCCCGAGCCGTCAGGGGCGTTCTCGACGCGGAGTGTCTTGCGGCCGAACGTCGCGGCCCACAGGTCCGGGGCCCCGGCCTTGTAGGAGTCCAGGACCCACGGGGCGGCCAATGCGAGCATGGTGAACTGTTCGGTGATCGAATTGCTGAGGGGCGTGCCGGTGGCCAGGGTGACGGTGGCGCGGCCGGCGCGGCGGCGGTGCAGGTCGGTGAGCTTCTGGTGCAGGTCGATGCCGCGGATCGACGCGGGGTCGCCGCCGCCCTCGCGGGAGCGGAAGCCGACGCCCTTGTACCGGTGGGCCTCGTCGATGACCGCGTAATCGAATCCGAGGTCGTCCCAGTACGTCTGGCCCGGCGTGCGCATCGGCGACGCGTTCTTGCTGATCTTGTTCTGGACCGTCGCGATCCGCTGCTCGATCTTGGCGACGATGAACGGGTGGTTGGGGGTGTCCGCGTCCTCGTACTGCCGGTCGAGCTGTTCCCGCAGAGCCTCCAGCTCCCGGAACTCGTACTCCTCCTGCGCCTCCGGCGACATCTTGATCGAGCCGAACGCGGGCTCTGTGAAGATCACCAGGTCCGGCTTGTTGGCGCGCAGCCACTCCAGCGTGCTGTCGCGGCGCCCGTCGGCGAGGTCCCCGCTCGTGATCAGGTGGATCTCGGCGTTGGGGTACAGGAACCGGGCCTCGTCATACCACTGCTGCGCGAGGTGGTCGGGGACGACGGCGTACGGCTTCTCGATCTGCCCGGACGCCTTGAGCGCCTGGGTGCCCATGACGAGCGTGGACGTCTTGCCTAGGCCCACTTCGTGGGCGAGGATCACCGACCGCTCGAACTGCATGCGGGCGGCACCGCTCAACTGCCAGGAGTGCGGGGTGCGGTCCGGGGTGAAGCCGTCCAAGGACGGGCTCATGCCGTCGTACGAACGGACGACGTGCCCGTTCATGATCTTGTTGTAGGAGTCAGTCAGCCGCGTGAGGCGTTCGGCGTTGGCCGTCGCGTACTTCGCGAACTCCGACCGCATCTGGTCGGCTTTCTGCCGGACCAGGCGGGACGTTTCCTCATCGACGTCCCGGCGCTTGTCGTCGTGGTAGATCGTCAGCGAGCCGTGGCCGAGGATGGCGCGGGCGATCTCGACGGCACCCTTGCCCTTGGTGCCCTTCCCCTCGTTGGCCGGGACGCCATACATGACGTTGTTGGCCTGCGGGACCTTGCCCGTGTAGAGCATCCAGCCGTAGCGGTCGTCGTGCGCAACGCGCAGCGTCCGGTCGCCCAGGTACTCGCGCAGGAAGCCCTGAAGCAGCTCCGGCGGCGTCCAGTGCGCGCCCATCTCCGGGGTGAACTCACCAATGGTGCGGTCAGCCGGCTGGACCGCCTCGAGCGCGGAGACGTTGACGGCGAACGCCGGGTCCTTCTCGGCGGCGCGGCGCGCGGCTTCGAGCTTGTCGCGGATAGGGCCGGACAGGTAGGCGCCGGCCAGTTCCAAGCGTCCGGTGGACGGGTCGGTGAAGACCTCCGTGCCCAGCGCTCGGAGGGCGTCCTGCGGGTCCATGTCCAGCAGGCGCGCGATCTTGCCGAGGTCGACCTCTCCGGTCGCGGCGACGACCGCGGATAGGGCCGTCTTAGGGTCGTCGGTGCGCGAGAGCGGCTGGCGGCGGGCCGCGGCCCGCTCGGTGAAGACGCGCGAGAGGATCGGCTCCTGCTTGTCCGCGTCCCACCGCTCCAGGGCGAGGACCGACCCGGCATCCGGGTCGGAGCGGAAGTAGCCCCACGCGGTCGGCGTGCGCTCCTCCGACCCGTCCGGGCGGGTGCCGGTCTTCATACTGCGGAACTGGCCTGGCTTCGAGAGCGGGCCGTACTGCTCGACGTACGCGGTGTGCAGGTCGCGGAGCTGGGCGCGCAGTTTCTCGGCGCGTTCGTCCTCGTCGTTCTTGCGGTCCAGCGCCCGCAGTTCGGCGGCGACGTCGCGCAGCTGCATCAGGGCGCGGAGCTGGTCACCGCGGTCGTCGGACGGCTCGACAGCGACGGGGTTGCCGCCGTTGACGTGCTGGTAGAGCTTGCCGTCGTCACCCTCGTAGAGGCGGCCGGTCCAGTCGTTGGCGTGCTTCTCCCGCGCGGTCTGCAAGAACACGGGCGGCCGATTGTCGCCGTCGGGGTGCGGCTCGTAGCCGTTGCCGTCAGCCTTCGCCTTGTTGGCGATGTCCTTCAACGCGTCCCGGAGTTGTTCGGCGGCCTTGGCCGGGTTGCCCTTGACGGTCAGGCGCGGCCCGTACGGGGACGACTCGGTTGTCAGGTCGCCGAGCACATGCTCGGGGTGCGCGGTGAAGTACGCATTGACGTGCTCGCGGACGTTCCCGATCCTCCGCTCGGGCGCATTCAGCCACGAGGTGTCGCCCGGCTCGTCACCATCGGCGCGGCGCCGCAGCACGAGGACGTCGGTGACGACGCTGGTGCCAGCATCGTTGAAGACGCCGGACGGCAGGCGGACAGCACCGATGAGGTCGCCGTACTTGGCGATCTGCTTGCGGGCCTTGTCGCCCTTGGAGTCGAGGGTGTGCCGGGAGGTGATGAGCAGGGTGATGCCACCCGGCCTCGTCAGCGCGAGTTCCTTGGTGATGAACCCGTTGTGCAAGCTCTCCGCGGGGTACCGCTTGTCGCCGAACGGCACCGAGGCGAAGGGGACGTTTCCGATGCTCGCGTCGAACGTACCGGGGTGGGCGTCGGTCTCGGCGAAGTTCTCGTTCAGGACGTTGGCGTCCGGGTAGATCGCCTTCGCGATCCGCGCGGTCGTCGGGTCCAGCTCGATGCCGGTGAGCCGGGCGCCCTCCGGGGAGACGCCGAAGAACGTGCCGGAGCCGGACCCGGCCTCGAGGACGTCACCGCGGTCGAACCCGAGCGCCTTCAAGCCGTCCCACATCGCCTCGGCAATGGGCTGCGGCGTGTAGTGCATCGACAGCGTGCCACGCCGAGCCTGCTGCCACTCCAGTGGCGTCAGCTCGTTGGAGAGCATGGTGCGCAGCTCGCGGTACTCCGCCCAACGGGCGTGGTCCTGTGCGAACTTGCTGTACCGGGCACCGCCCTGCTGGTAGCGCGGCTCCTTCTCGTTCGGCTCCGACGCGAACATGATCGGAACCGAGCCCCACCCGGTCCAGCGGGCGAGGGTGACCTTTTCCTTCTGGGTGGCCGGACGGTTCTCCCGCTCCAGCCGCTTCAGGACCCGGATCGCCTCGACATTCGCCGCGGCACGCTGGACGGGTCCCTTGGTTGCAGCATCGGCCGGGTTCGGCCGGAAGCGCGGTGCTACATGTCGTACACCGCGTCCTTCAGCGCTTGCAGATCCCGCATCTCCGGGCTGAGCATCGGCGCCTCCTCGGTCTCCGGCTCCGGCTCCGGCAGCAGATCCCGCAGCACCATCGCGGTCGCGTCCGCCCTGATCTGCTTGATCTGACCCGCCCGAGCCTCGTACTCCGTCGCCGTCGGCACGGTCTCCTCCAGCGCCTCCTCGGCCACCAGAATCGCCGTCTCGATCTCCCTTCCCTTGTTCAGGAAGAACGTCTCCGGATCGGTCATCTGCGCCAGCTCCCGCGGCCGGTGCCGCGTCCAGTGATCCCTGGCCACCTGGCTGTAGATGCTCACCATCAGCCCCTTCGTCCGTTCTGAGAGCCGCGCGCAGGGCTGCCTGCTGCGCCTCGATCTCCTGGCGGGAGATGACCTTGCGGTCGTCGTCCCCGCCATCCTTGCGTACTGCGGTGCGCTGCGCGTCGATCCCGTGCAGTGCAGCGTTGATGGAGGCCAGCCGGCTACGGGCCTTCGACCGGTCTGACGAGTCCAATTCACGGTCGCTGGCCCGCAGCATCATCTCGCGGGACAGTTCCTCGGTGACACGGTGGAACTCGGCGAGCAGGCCCTCGGGCACGTCCAGGTTGGCGCCCTTGCCGGTCTTCCCCGTCAGCGGGTTCCGATCGTCGGACCAGCCGTAACCGTGACTCTTGAACAGGTCGTAGAGGGTCTGACGCTCCTTGCTCGCCGAAGGGAAGGAGTCGGCGCGGCGGGAGGACTGGTACAACTCGAAGAACATCTTCGGCACCCACACACGCCGCACGGAGCCGTACAGGCGCACCGGTTCGGTGGCGGGGTCGGTGTTGTAGCTGTCGACGATGGCGGCCAGAGCCTCGGTCATGCTCGGGAAGGCGCCCAGGATGCCGCCGTGGCTCTGGCGCTGCGCATTCCATCCGGCCTTGTGGCCGCCCGCGTACGAGTCGTACTCGTGGTAGCTGACCTTGCCGTAGTCGTTGTCATCGACCCGGACGGAGGTGCCGTACGAGCCGCCAGCACGGATCGGGTCCTCGCGGGTGTCGGCCCGCCGAACGGTCTGCTCACGGCCCTCGGCGCCGCGGCGGTTCTGCTCGTCGAAGAGGGCCTTCAGCCGCTCCTCCAGTGCCTCCCGTTCCCGGCCACTGGCGAGGTTCCGGTTTTTGTGGAGGTTCCGGAACTCCTTGATCAGATCCCCGTCGCTGAGTCCGGCCGGATCGGGTCCGTTGCGGTAGACGTTTGCCTTGCGGTTCTGCCGCTCCTCGTACACGGCGTGTCGGCGGGCGGCCAGGATCTTGTTCTGTTCGTCACCGAGGCGCCGCATGCGGATGGGCAGCCGCAGGGACTCCTTCTCCAGGGCGCCGTCGTCGAGGTCCTGGACAGGTGGACGCTGCTGGATGTCGCGGAGCTGCCGGGTCTGCTGCTCGGTCTCGGCCTCCTCCAGGCGGTTGCCCAGCTCGTTGTGCAGGTCGCGCTCCGGGGCCAGGTCCTCGTCCTGGTTGTTCGTGTTCGACGGCTTGTGCGTGCGCTGCCGGGCCTCCAGCTCCTTGGCGTACGCGGCGAGTTCGTCGTCGCCCAGGTTCTCCGGGGCGCCGTACTGCAAGAGCCGTTCGTTCGTGCGGCGACGACGGTCGGCGTACAGAGCCTGCTCGTCCTCGTTGAGAAGATCACCGCGGCGGGAGCCATACGTACCGCGGTCACGTTCGGAGCGGTTGATGGCCTCGGTGAGGTCGTCATCGCTCATCGAGGTCGCGCGGTCCTGCGCGCTCGGCTTCGCCTCCGGCTCGTCGCGGCTGTCTTCGTCATTCTTGGCGATGCGGCGCCGGTCGAGTTCCGCCTCGACTTTCTGTAGAGCGGCGCGCGCCCGCTGTTTCCGGGCCGGAGTCGTGGCGACCTGGGCGTGGATCTTGAGGTTGTCACGGTGCCCGCGTAGGTCTGCGTCGGACAGGGCGCGGAGCTTCTTGGCGTCCTCGTCGAGCTGTTCGGGGGCGTCGGAGGTACGGGTACTGGCGTCCTCGTCGGTGATGCGGACATTGCGACCCTGGCGGGCGAACGCGGCGAGGATTTGCGCGGCCTTGCGGTCGCGGGTCTCCGGCTTCCACTGGGTGCCGGTGATTCTTGCGTTCTGGACGGGCGACCAGGCCAACCTTCCGGCGGCGCCGACGGCCCTGTCGTCCCGTTCGTCGTTCTTGATCGTGCCGCGGACGGCAATGACCCGCTTGCCCTTGTGGGTGGTCCACGCCAGGTGCACATGGTCGGCCTGCGACGGGTTGGTGGTGGCGAGGTGGTGGCGGGCGATGATCTGGTCCGCCGAGGACAAGCTGTCGCCGATCGGGATGTAGACGCCGTCGACTGTGGCGTGCCGGTCGCCGTAGCTGCCGACCACGCGTCCGACGAGCTTGCCGTCCGGGGCGTACACGGTGACGTTCCCGGACGACCAGGTGGTCCAGTAGCCATCCACGCCGTCGACGGGCTCAGCGTCCTCCGGTACGCCTGCCGGCCGCCCGTCGGCCTCGGGCTCGGGAGTCTCCTCCGGTTGGGAGGCGGCCTCGGGCTTAGCCTCCGGACCCTGCTGCTCGTCCGGGGCGTTCTGCGACTCGGGGACGTCGACGGGAACGGCCGACGCATTGGCAGCGGGCTCGGGGGTCTGCTCGGCGGGTGCGTCCGTCTTCGGGGTCTGGTCCTCGTCGTCGCCGAAGGGGCGGCGGCGCAGCGTCTCGGCGAGCCGGTCGGTGGCGATGCTGTGCTTCGGCGGGTGCTCCTGATCCCACAGGGCTCGGGCGGCTGTCCACTCCTGGTGGTAGTCGCGGCCCTCGGCGGAGCGCCACGTCCTGCGGTACTCAGCGAACTTGGGGTCGGAGAAGTCAAGGGCGTTGCCGTGCTCGTCCTTGAGCCTGCCGACGATGTGCTCGGCGAACTCCTTGGCGTCGGCCTGCCGGTCGAACCACCACGGCATCTGCTGACCGGTGCCGGTGGCGTACAGGTACCAGTCGCCGTCGACGCGGCGGGCGACGAACTGGCCGTCACCGACCAGCTTGAGGCGCTGCTCCTTGATGAGACGGTCGACGTCCTGGGCGGTGCGCCGGTCCTGCTCGCTGCTGGAGGCGCGCAGGGCTTCGGATCGCTGGGCCCAGTTGTCACGGACCTGCTGGAGCGTGGTGAACCGCTCGCGGGGCTGGGGGCGCTGCCGCTTGGGCGCCGGGGTCTGCGGAGCGTTTCCGTTCTCGCGGGAGGCGCCGAAATCTCGCACTGCGCGGCGAATGGCCTGCTCGGCGTCCTCACCTTGGGTGGAGCGCCACGTCAGGAACCAATCGCCGATCGTGGGGTCGGAAAAGTCAATCGGCTCGTTGAACTCGCCCGCCATGATGTGCCCGTTGCGGACGTGCTCGTTGATGTACTCGGCCGCCGCTTCGGCTTCCTCGCGGGTGGCGAAGTCGCCGACGTCAAGGAACCCGCCGGTGCCGGTCGAGGTGAGGTACCAGCGACCGTTCGCATCGTCGCGGGTGGTGACGAGGCCGCCGGACGGGGTGATCTCCAGGTCCTCGTCACCGGCCAGACGGCGCAGCGCCGGTGCGTTGGCGCCTGGCTGCTGGGCCAGGTCGAGGTAGTGCCGGCGCACCGCTGCGGTGTCCTCGAACCGGGCCCCGGCGCGGGCCTTGCGGTTGGGCAGGGCCTCGATGTCGACGTCGTGGTGCCCACCCTCGGGCTCGTCCTGGTCGTCGCCGGGGCCGTCGCCTTCGTCGTCGCCGATGGCATTGCCCTCGTCGTCGACGTCGTGTGGCGTGTCTGGGGTATCCGGGTCGCCGTGGTCGTCGCGGGACAGGCCCAGGCCGCGCTGTTCGTCCTGCTCGCGGCGGGCGTCTTCGACCTCGACCTTCTGTTGGTTCGAGGTGGGAGCGCTGCCGTCAGGGCGCGCCACCATCGTGATCCAACGCGCGCTGGTGCTGTGACGTTGTCCGGTATACGTGCCATCGGCGGCGCGGTCCTGGACGAGGACACGGTCTCGCGGGAGGGCGCGGACGACGCGGGCGAGCTTCCCCGACCAGAGGCGGGCAATGCCACCGGTCTCGATGAATCGGCCCTTCGAGTCCCGAGGATGGAGGGCAGGGTTCCACGGCCGTCGTACGGACTTGGTCTCAAGGGCGCGACTCAGCCCGACCGAGGAAGCGGTGCGATTCTGCATGGCGCGGACCATGCACAGCGCGGGTGGTTAGCGTCGCGCGCTGCCGAGCCGCCCCACATTGACCAAGATCAATCCTTGTCTGCTCGGCGAGCGGCTACATCGTCTCGGTCAGGATGTGGATGGCGAACCAGGCGGAGAACCCACACCACCCCACCGCGAAGGCTGCGCGCCCGGCCTTGGACGTACGGGTGTGAAACAGGAGTCGGAAGTTCTCGCTCAAGGTGTCGTTCTCGCGCTTGTTGATGAGGGCGATCGTCTCGAACACGGCGAACAGGCAGGTCCAGACGATCCATATGGCGGGCCACATCAGGGGGTCTCCTCGGTGGTGGGACCGGTGCGGTAGTGCAGTCGGCAGCGGCACTTGACGGTGAGGTTGGTGGGGGCGAACGGGTCGCCGGGGAAGCGCAGGGTGGTGCCGTTGACCGCGTATGGGACGCCTGCGGGCAGGGTGGTGCCGTCGAGCTTCTGGTGTGCGGGGCGTACGCGGGTGTCGCCGCGGGTAACCCAGGTCCGCAGCACGGCGGGGCCTGCGCTTTCGGCTGCTGCGTCGGCCGCGCCATTCACGGTGGCGACGGCGCAGGATTCGGCGAGCAGCGCGATGAACTTCGCGGCTCGAGCCCGGTAAAAGGCGGTGACGGTGTCGGCGAGGCGGTCGAGAGTGGCATCCCCGGCCTGCGCAACGTCCAGGGCGGTGGCGAGTTCGGAGAGCAATCCGGCGACGGCACGTCCGGCCATGGTCGTGGCGGCGAGCGCCGCGGCGGCCGCGAACGCCGGCATGGTCGCGGTGCCGGTCATGCTCGTGCTGAGCGCTGCCGCGGTGGTCGCCGCGGTCTGCTGGAGGATCGGGGTCAGGGTACTGGCGGTCTCCTCCTCCCATCGCCCGGCGTTGACGACGCGTATGCCGTCGATCAGGCCGTCACCACGGCGTAGGTCCGTCGCGCCGTCTGGCTGCCAGTAGCGGGTGCCCTTGCGCGTCTTGGGCGCGTGCAGCCGGGCGACGATGACACCTTCCTGCCGGGCAAGCAGCGCGGTGAGCACAGCCCTGACGGCTGCGGCAGTCGTGTCGAAGTCGCTGTCGGTGACCTCGAACCCATCGTGCGACAGCTCCTTGTGCTCGATGCGGGAACGGGCGGCGTCAACGTCAGCCGCAGCCTCCCCAGCGCCCGGCTGCTCGACGGAGGAGCGCGCGGCCGCCACGTCGTCTGCTGCGTCGCCGGGCAGGGTGAGCGACACGTTGTCGCGGGCCTGCTCGACGGCGGCCGCTGCCGACTCTCCGCCCATTGGGCCGTCGGGTGCCTCGTGGACGGCTGTGACGTCGTCGGCGGCGGTTCCCTGCGCATCCTGCGCGCGAGCCTCGGCAACCGCGTCCGCTGCCGAGCTGCCCGCGGGGCCGGACGACGCGATGGCGGGCGGGGGCGAGCCGCCTGTGCCCGGCAGGCCCGGCGCGCCTCCGGCTGCCGGATCCTGGGCCACCCCGAGCGCGGCCGCGTCCTGATCGTTGGCAGGCACGGGCGCCTTCTGCGGGCTGATCCACAGCGCGCGGGTATGCGGGACGTTGAATGGGCGGCGCCCGGCGATCTCCCGGTACTCATCGACCGTGATCAGCCCGGCGTTCCACTCGGCTCGTGCTTCCTCTCTACGCTGGCGGCGGGGGAACTCCAGAGCCTCCACGGACGAGGTGTTGAAGCGCAGTGACCACCCATCGTCCAGGTCCAGGTCGAACGCTGAGGCGATCAACGCGAGGTGTGGGAGTTCAGTGTGCTCCCAGAAAGTCCACGACTCACGGTCCGCATTGGCGTACGTCCGCTCGCTTGCGTTGCCGACGATGCTCTCGGGAACGCCGAACGCCGACAAGATCTCGTCTTTCGCAGTCTGGGCCAGCGTCTCGTAGTTCATGTCGCGCGGCCGAGTGCTGGTGTCGACGTAGTCGAGGCCACCAGGCCCACTGCCGACGACGACGGTTTCGCCGGCATGCTGCGCGCCGGGGGCGAGGCGCTGCTGAATCCGGTCGATCTCACGCTGGTCCAGGCCGTCGACGTCGATGCCGACGATCCCCGATGGGCGCGCGTCATTGTCAATGAAGGTGATGTTGTATGTCCGCGCCTTCACGTCCAGGTCGACGGAGAGCCCGGCTGCCTCCAAAGGTGTGACGCCGCAGAAGGGGTCGGTCGGGTGGGGGTCACGCAGCCAGACGACGCGGCTGGGGTCCAGCTCGCGGATCCGGCCGTCGTACGTCGTGAACTCGAAGTGGGAGACATAGTCGCCGTGGGGGTCGGGTATCGGCTCGACCCGGTTAGGGGGCAGCAGGTCGAGTCGGGTGATCGTGCCTCCGCGGCTGCGGGTGATCTCGACGAACGCGCCCTTCTTAGACAAGAGGAGTTGCGCGGAGAGCCGCTTCTTGAAGACGGTGGCCCGCTCCAGCGGGTTGGCCTGGACGTTCAGGACGTGCAGGAGCGGGTGATCGGCGAGGGTTTCCGCGAACTGGCGCTCGTCGCCGCCGCGTCCGATCTCGACGGTGAGCGCGCCCGGGTGCTTGGAGATCGCCTCGACAGACTTGAACGTCCAGATGGAGCGCTCGTAGCCCTCCTGGATGACGCGGTCGAGGTCCCAGCCCGCAGCGCGGTCCTCGGTGCCCCACACCGTGGTAGTGCCTGCGTAGGTCAGAGAGACGTACGAGTTGCCGGTCGGCGTGGCGGACTTCTCTTCGAGGAGCACGGCCGTCCGCGGGATGAGGAGTCGGCGGAGACCGGGCAGGAACTGGCGAGGCATCAGGTCCTCTCACTGGCCAGCCACACGCCCGTCGTACTGAGAGCCGCGCCGACCTCGATCCAGCCCAGGAACGGGAAGTACGCGAAGGCGCAGCCGAGGGCGGCCGCGACGGTGACGGCGATGGTGGAGAAGACGACGGCGCGAGAGCGCTTCGTCTTCGGCAGCGCCAGGAAGCGGAAGGCCGCGAGGGCGCCTGCCGTGGCCACGGTGGTGCTCAGAACGGGGTGTACGGCACCTAGAGCGAGGAGCATAGTGAGGACGCCAGCGGTGGTAAGGAGGAGTCCAGCGGCTTCGCGGGCGAGGCTTCGTAGCGAGGGTGTCTCAGGCGGTGTACTCACAGCGCGCACGATGAGCGCAGCGTGGGATTAGTGTCGCGTCCTCGCCCCACGGGCCGG